GCAATGATGGAATACCCAATGATGTCTAGTAATGTATCTTGGAGAGATTCATTAGATGGACCGGAACCTTTTTTAATTAAATTCTCAAGGCGAGCTACTTTATCATGAATCCTAATTACTAAACCATTAAGACCAAATTTGGCAATATTGTCCGAACCATAGTCTCTTTGTTTTCTAGTAACAGTAAGGAGAGTCCAATCTCTGTATTCGTTCAAATCTAAATCTTTATCTATTTGTTTTAATGACAAAAATGAAAGAACAGAAAGAATACACCAATAGTTTACAATAGCCGATGCTACTTCAAAGTCATTTGTTTTGTCATGATCCCAAACTTTTACTGTGATCATATAATCAACAATAGTCCTCATATTCTCAACAAAATCATTCCCAAGAACCTTGTTACACAAAGTAACATCTCTTGTAATATCTGCAAATAGTTCTTCATTTTCAGAAATGAATCCGAATAGCTCTTTAACAGTAAATGAAGCTGCTTCTTCCCAAGATTCTGAAAGTTTTGCTGAGAGTAGATTAGAGAGCACCATTACTTGCTTGATTGACGCTCTTTGTTTGGATCAACAATTTCAAACTGACCACGCTTAATCTTCTTGAAGAAGCCTCTGTTTGCATTGTAGTAGTTATAGAAGGTTGGCATAGAGATACCTGTTGCAGATACTAGGTCTTGAGGGGTAATTGTTTTACCAATATTCTCTTTGATGTATGACTCAATAATTGCACTTTTGCGCGAACGCTTTCCTTCTGTAGATGCAGAGTTTTTTGAAAGCAAACCATGCTTCTCCCAAACCTCTTTAACAAAAGCGGATGGTACGCTATAGAATTTTGCTGTTTCTGAAATGGACATTTGGTTTTTCGCACCAGTAAGAGCTGCAGCAACCTCACGGTAGCTTTCGCTCGGTGTTTTGTCCAAGATCAATTTCATTTCTCTTTCAGTAATCATTTGATTCCTTTCGTAGAGTAGATAGTTTACACCTCGTGAATAGAAAGTCAACTCGGTTTTATAAATTATCTTTGTTGAACAAAAGTCTGGAATGGAGCACCTGTGTATGGATCAAATTTAGATGCTACAGAGAGAGCTTTGTTGATAGCAGTCTTGGCTTTGGCTAGAGGGAGTTCCTTGCCATTGCTAAGGGCGTGCAGAGCGCCTAGGGCGTAGGATGAGCCACTGCCAATGGCGTAGATACCGGCTTTATCTGAAGTCCAAGAATAGTCTCCATCAATAATATAGATCGTTCCGTTAATAACCACGACTATTTGTGATGAATGCTCGGCAATGTGGTCTTTCGCATCATTATCTGGCATTGCGTAGCCTGTACTCTCAAAACACTCACGCAAAGCTGGTACAAACTTTTGAGTAATGAACTGGTCAAGCTTTGGACCAGAAATTGTAAAAGTGGGGACTGGGGGGATGAAGGCGTGGTGCAGAATATTGATAGCTCTAACATCCCCGGCAGCTCCAAGAAGGTATCTGCCATTCTGAGCAACTTTGCTACTACCTGTCCCCAGTGTTGTTATCTGATAAGCCATACCCGATTCATCAAAAGATGAAACTCTGGAGTCAGTACAGATAACTGCATAATCATCGCCTTGGATTCCTACAATTGTTGTCATTTCTGCCTTTAGATGCTAATGGGGCACCCCAAAGATATCAGGTCTAATCTTTCGAAATAGTACCCGCCAAAGAGTGCCCCAAACTTAGTATAGCGTAGTTTGTTAAATATTTTCTTTTAAATGGTCATCAATATGATGATCAAGTTTTTGATCAATGTCTTTTACATCAGAATGGAGCAATTTGATCATTGTTGTGACTGCTCCGTGATCTTCTTTGTTTTCCTTACGGAATTTCTGAATTAACGCTACAAGAATAGCCCCAAGTGTTGTGACAAGAGCAGCGTAAACTACTTCCATTCGGCTTACTCTGCAAGCAAGAAGTTTGCAATGTCTTCGGCAGACATATCAAACGAACCAAACTCTGCTTCATGGCTCTTAAGAATAGAAACGAGGTCGCTCTTCTTAACGGACTCTGGGTCCAATGCAACTTCCTTTGCGGGGGAAGTCTTGCCAGCACCAGAGGTTGGCGTTGAAGCTGATCCGGCTGTTGGGATTGAAGAAACCTTCTTCTCTGGGTCGAGAGGCACCTCGTTCATCATACCTTTGATCATATCTGCTTGTGATTCGTGCCAAGACGCAGCTTTGATGTGATCTTGCATTTGAGTTGCAGCTGATTTAGCCATCTCTTCATGCCATGATTTCATTGAGCTATGGTCTTCAGCCATTTTTTCAATATTAAATTTCATATTATTTCTCCTTATTAATTAATAAATCTCTAATTATAGAGATAAGGGATGACATTGAATTTTCTTCATCGTCATCCTCTTCTTCTTCGTCTTCCATTTCTGGAGAAACTAGACCATCCGGGATAAGAGCAAAACGACACTTACCATAATGCTCAACCTTTTGACTTAGGATCTTACAAACGCCATCCCCTGCGTATAGAACACAATTATGGCAATGAACGCCAATTGACTTCTCTTCATTTTCTTCTGCTGTTTCATACTCAACCCAGATACCAGTATCCTCTGCATCGAATGGTCCAAACCGCTCTGCGACAACCACTAAAGCATCTGCAAGAGCTGCTTCTGGTTCGGCAAGGTCTTCTGCAACCTTTTCTACATTTTCTTTTGTCACTCTATAACCTCCTCCTCTTTTCTTGTATTCACGGACTAACCATGCGTTTGCGTATGCAGAGGGATATACATCAAACTTAGCTTTTGCTTCTGCTTTAACTCTAGCATAGAGAGCTGGGTCAGTAGGGACATTGGCTTTTTCAACCTTCTCTTTGTCCGTTGAGACATATATGGGAGTTTTGCCATCTCTTGTCTGAGTTGACTCCGCAGTTCTTTTCCGGCGAACAGCTGAAGCAATCTGTTCCGGTGTCATTCTTGCTGCCTTAGAAGCTGGGACACATTTAGGGTATTTACCAGTCTTTGCGTCATCTCTGCCACAAGGCTCAAAACCACCGCCCTTTTTGGGTCTGGAAATGTCCACCCATTTTTCACCAAACCATTCCGTTAGTGATTTCAATAGATTATCAAGATCTTTTTCGTCAAGGTTTTGATTAGACATAGTGTGTCTATTTTATCACGGTTTCACTTGTAATAGCTATACAGCTCTTCCCTTTCCCATCTCTGGACAGGAATGCTGATGTTGTGAAAGGCAATGTACGCATCTTCTGATGAATAGTAGATCCTTGCATAGGCTTTTCGAGCGCCTTCGTCATAGACAGGGCATTCTGGATTTGGGTCTAGGTAGAGCGCTTTGTATTGATACTTATCGGGTTCATAATGAACGGCGTTTACGGCTTTCATTTCTTTCATGCAATAGGGACATATTTTTACAGGGTATGGAAAATCTTTAATTAGCTGACCAAAAATCATTCTTCACCCCTTTTCGAATTCAATATGTAATCAATAATATCATCTACTGACTTGTTTGCTATCTCAATCCCATCCATTAGGGCAGAAAGTTCATCAATTGACATCATATAGTCCTCTGAAGGTGAGGAAATGTAGAAAGCTGGAATAAAACTGTCCTCAAAAGGTACAGCTTTAATAATAATCGTAAGCGTTTCGAGGTCTTCTAGGTCATCATCATTTGAATAAGGGACTATCCTCATCGTAATCAACTCCATCTGGGTACACGAGCATCACATCCTGATACGATGTGAGAAGCTTTTTAGCAACAATTTCTAGTATAGCGGTTTCCGGTACCCTTTTTTTACCAAAAAATACAACAACAATGTATTCATTAATCTTGTCATCAAAAAAAAGATTAAAATGTTTATCTTTAATCAAATTAACTTTTCTTTTTGCAAAAACTTTAAGATAAACTTTAATAAATTTAGCAGTTGATGCTGGCGATGAATAAACAAAAACTTTACCTGAGGTTAAAATCTTTAAGAAATCAGTAATATATGGATATGGATACCATGTATCACTAATCAAAAGCAATTTTTTTGTATTTAAGTACTCTTGATTGATGTCTTCAGGATTCATTAAGTTGAGTTGCTAATATAAAACCGGCTACAAAGACCAGTAAAGCTGGACCGATGTATCCCGGATCGTGTGACCAGCCAGCAATAATAGCCACTCTGATTATGAATGATGAAAACATCACATAAGCTAGAACATAAAGAAATTTACTCATAAAGCAATTCTACCTGATTCAATAAACGCTTCGTGTGAAATAGGCATCTTTTGCTGGAATATGTCTTCAATTACTTTTGCATACTCATTGATTTCATATTGGGCATTGCCTTCGTTGCGAAGCGAAATAAAATTAATCAAACTTCTTGCATTTACTGTCCAAATAAACTCAGTATATTGAGTTACTGGTAGTACGCAACGAGCAATTTCTTTAGCAACGCCAAGCTCAATCAGCTTGTAATAAGCCTCATCCGCCTGCAGAATTGTTTGTTGAAAAATAGAATAGAAAGCATCTTTAACTTCTGGATCAGAAATTTCTTCAAAAGTATAAGCTCCGGGTTTTCCAATCTGCTTACGAATCTTATCGTAAGCTGGGGTATAGTAATCAATGTTTGCAGGCTGATGGTATCGCATACTCATCTCATTGAATGATGACCATCGATGACGCATCCATTCTCTTGTAACAAAAATTGGAGCCTTAATTCTGAACTTAAATACACAGTGTTCAAAAGGAGTTGCGTGCTTATTACGCATAAGATACTTAATTAAGCCAATTGAAGACTCATCTAACTCTTTAACATAAGTGGCAAAACTAACTTTTGCAGCATTAACGACATCAACATCTGATGCCATACAGTTGAGTAATTCAATTTCGCCATTGTCGAGAATGTCGTAAACGGTAGTATAAGTCATTGATTCATGTTATCAAAAAATTTTTGATAATCCGCACATTACCCCAAAAAAGTTGATATGCTTCGCATCTGGGATGCGCCAGTATACTTAGTATGCTAGTTATACAGGTATACTTATTGTTATATAAGTTTACTTAAGTATACTGATAACACTGTGGATGGTAAAATTTGGATATGAAAATTATTGCAATTGTTGAGTCGGATGAATGCGGACCCGCAGTCATTCTTGATTCCGATTGTATTGGGATAACTAAATTTGACGATTTCTATATTGCTGCTGCAAGATGTGTTTATACTGATTTGCCAATAACTTGTGAAATTTCTGAAGAACACGCACTAATGTTGATTGAAAAGGGTGTAAACTGTTTATCAATCAGCTCTGAAAGCTTCAAGTAAGCAGAAGAGTTATCCCAAGGAGAATATGAAGAAGATCAGCTGGTTCAGCTTGAGCAATGTTGATATTAGTGGCGAGCTTTGGGCTAGTCAAGGATATGCCAATGCTGCTATCAGTACTATTAGAGCACTACAGGCTAAAAAAGTAGGTGTATTTTACAATAGAGCTGAGATACCCTTTCATATCAACTTTTGCCAACCTCATTATTATCAGTTAAATAATGACTATAAAGTAGGATATACCCCTTGGGAATCTACAAAGATTCCTTCTGGATGGAAATACAATATGAGTCTCTGTAATGAGATCTGGGCTACCTCTAGTTTTGTTAAAGATGTATATGATAAAGCCAATGTCAATGAAAATGTATATGTCATTCCTCACGGAATATCTGAAGAATTCCATCCTGTAGAAAGAGAACTATCTCAAACATTTAATTTCTTACATATAGGTGGAGACTCTAAGCGTAAGAATGCACAACTTGCTGTTGATGCTTTCCTAGAGTTATTTGACGGTAATATGGACTATAAGTTAATTCTTAAATATAATAACTTCTGTCACGCAGAAGTGTATATTGAAAGTAGATTAGTACCAGCTACTTCTCATCCTCAGATTATTGGCATCCCAGAATCTTATGATACAGATCAATTAGTTAATCTTTATCATAAGTGTCACTGCCTCATTTATCCTACTAGCGGTGAAGGTTTTGGAATGATTCCTTTTGAAGCAATGGCAACAGGATTGCCTACAATCGTTACAGACTTAACAGGTTGCAAAGACTTCTCACATTACGGAATCCCATTGCCAGCTGAGTTTTCAGACGCAGAATACCATTCTCATCAGTATGGAACTGATACAGGTATGTGGGCAACTCCTGATTTTGAAGAGTTAGTTAATCTAATGACAAATGTAACAGACGAATATGAAGAATTCAAAAAATTTGCATTCCGTTCGGCAAAAACAATTCACGAAAAGCACTCATGGGCTTCTGTCGCTGATATGATTCTAAATCGTTACGCCGAATTCGAAAAAAATTACATTTAGTCCTAAGCACTAATCGGTGCGGTGTAGCTCCCCAATTGATAATATTAAAGCCTACTACTACAGGAGTCTCAATGACCAATAATAATCCTAGGGAAGATTTTTTTTCCTTTAAACTAAGCGAAGATTTTGTTTCAACATATCGCACAAAGAAAGCGCCATTCGGATATCAGGATGCAGCAGGAAACTCTGTTGGAGAAATTACATTTCTTCGTACATATTCCCGAAAGAAACCAGATGGAACCAAAGAAACTTGGGTTGATGTTTGCGAGCGTGTGATTAACGGCATGTATTCCTTGCAAAAAGATCATTGCCGGAAGAATCGTCTTCCTTGGAATGGTGTAAAAGCTCAGTCAAGTGCTAAAGAAGCTTTTGACCGCCTGTTCAACCTTAAATGGACACCTCCCGGTCGTGGTCTTTGGATTATGGGAACAGAACTTGTAAATGTTCAGAGAAACTCTGCTGCTTTGCAAAATTGTGCCTTCGTATCTACTGCGGAAATGTCAAAGGACAATCCGGCGGAACCATTTGCGTTTCTGATGGAAGCATCAATGCTCGGAGTGGGTGTTGGCTTTGACGACAAGGGTGCTGATAAAGATTTTACCATCCATGAATCAATTCGCCCAGTAATCACTCAGGTTATTGATGACACTCGTGAAGGGTGGATGCAATCAACCGCTGACCTGATCAACTCTTATTTGAAACCAGAACAGAGTCCGATTGTTTTTGACTACTCAATGATTCGCCCAGCAGGAGCACCTATTAAAACATTTGGTGGTACAGCTGCTGGTCATGAACCGCTCGAAAAGTTGCACAAATATATTCGTAAGATGTTCCTAGGTCGTGCAGGTCAAAAACTTACACGAGTTGATATTGCAGACATTGGCAACATGATTGGAGTTTGTGTTGTATCGGGCAATGTACGCCGTTCTGCTGAACTTCTAATCGGTAGACACAACGATGAGACCTTCTTGAATTTAAAGAACGCAGAAGCCTTCCCAGAGCGTAACTCTTATGATCCAGAGAATCAGGGATGGGCTTGGATGAGCAACAATTCTGTAGAAACAAATGTTGGCGAAGATCTATCTCACATTGTTGAAAGCATTGCTCTCAACGGAGAACCCGGAGTCATCTGGTTGGATATGTCTCGTAAGTATGGTCGTCTAATTGATCCACCAAATAACAAGGACTGGCGTGTAGCTGGATACAACCCATGCGCAGAACAATCTCTTGAATCATACGAGTGCTGCACCCTTGTTGAGACATATCTCAACCGCCATGAGTCTCTTGACGACTATAAGCGCACATTGAAATTCGCTTACCTTTACGCAAAGACCGTTACTCTTCTTCCGACTCATTGGGAAAAGACAAATGCAATTATGCAGAGAAACCGCCGTATTGGAACATCAATGTCTGGCATCGCAAACTTTGCTGACAATCATGGGGTTCCGACACTTCGTGAATGGATGGATCAGGGTTACGAGACAATTAAGCGTTACGACAATGTTTACTCAGAGTGGTTCGGTATCCGTGAATCAATCAAGATGACAACAGTTAAGCCTTCGGGAACTGTTTCTATTCTGGCAGGAGAATCTCCGGGAGTTCATTGGACTCCGGGTGGAGAATACTTCAATCGTGCAATTCGTTTTGCAAATGATGACCCAATGCTTCCTCTGTTCAAAATGGCTAACTACCGTGTTGAGCCAGCTTCTGAATCTCCAGATACAACAAGTGTTGTTTTCTTCCCGATTAAATCAAATGCTAAGCGTTCTGAAAAGGATGTGACAATATTTGAGAAGATGGCGATTGCATCAGTAGCCCAGCGTTACTGGTCTGATAACTCTGTATCGGTAACAATCTCATTTGATGCTGAAAAGGAAAAGGATCAAGTTGGAACTGTTCTTCATATGTACGATGGTCAGCTTAAAACTGTTTCGTTCCTACCTCAAGGCAACTTTACTTACCCACAAATGCCGTACACCCAGATTACAGAAAAAGAATATAAACAGGATGGTTTAGATAAACTATTCCCAATTGACTTTGCTGGTGTGTATGCAGGAATGGCTGCAGATGCAATCGGAGAAAGCTACTGCAGTACAGATTCTTGCGAAATCAAACTTATCAAAGACAACATTGCTCATTAATTGAATAAAACTGTCATCAATGTGTAGATAATTTAAAGAAAGTAATGTAGAATTGAATCAAATGACTTCTGACATGATTAAAAGTAAAAATATGTGGGTTCCAGAGCGTGCTTATGGCATCTGTCTCTGGATTATGCCAGACGGTTTCCCATTATCCGATGGGGATGGTGTTCTTTGCGCAGAAGGAATGGTCGGTGATGAAGCTCTTGAGCTTCGTGTTGCGGAAGTCGCAAAGTATTGGACAGGTTCTGATGCTGGAGTTATCCGTTGGGTTCCCGGTGCTAGAAAAGTTTCTTCCGATGAAAGAGATGACCAAGCAGAAAGACTTGCTGCTGGTTTAGTTGCTGACCCATTTGAAGATATGTACGACCAGCACTTTGGAGCAAAATAATGAACAATAAAATGATACTGTCTGAGGACAGTGATGACTTCAATGAAGAGATTGATGATCTTTCTTATATTTCAGCCTTGTCCAAAGTTGAGTCCGTTGACCCTTTCTCGGAAGTAAAAATTTCAAGCCTTTCTCCAAAAATGAAAAGAAAAGCTCAGCGTCTTCAGAAGAGACATGAAGGCGAAGATGGTACTAAGTCTAAGTATCTTGATCCAGAAGTTGTTAATGGATATTCCCTTTGGGACATTGTAAATCCACCATATGACTTGGACAACCTCGCTATCCTTTACGATCAAAGTGCCATTCATTACGCAGCTATTAACGCAAGAGTGATGAATACGGTTGGTCTTGGTTTTGAATTTACTGAGACATTGAAATCAAGAAGGCGTATTGAGAAGTCTCAATCAGATCCCGCAAAGCTTGAAAAAACTCGGAAGGGTTTGCAAGATCTCCGAGAAGAACTAGAAGTTCTTTTTGAAGACTTCAATGTTGAAGAGACATTGATTGAAACAATGGTTCGTGTTTGGCAAGATTGCCTTACAGTTGGAAATGGCTATCTTGAAATTGGTCGGAATAACGAAGGAAAAGTTGGCTACATTGGTCACATTCCTGCAACGATGGTTCGTGTAAGACGACACAGAGATGGTTTTGTTCAGCTTTCAAGAGCTAATAAAGTTCAAGCAATCTTCTTCAGAAACTTTCAAGATTTGGAAATGGAGGATCCTATTAATGGAGACCCAAGCCCCAATGAAGTTATTCATTTCAAAATGTATTCTCCAAATAACACATACTACGGTATTCCCGCAGCAGTTTCTGCAGCAGCAGCTATTGTTGGGGATAAGTTTGCAAAAGAGTACAACATTGATTACTTTGAAAATAAAGCAATTCCTCGTTATGCAATTATTCTTAAAGGTGCGAAATTAAGTAATAAATCAAAAGCTGAACTTGTTAATTATTTCCGCAATGAGGTTAAAGGTCGAAACCACGGAACTCTTGTTATTCCTCTTCCAGCAAGTATCGGTTCTGATTCTGATATTAAATTTGAAAAACTTGAAGCCGGAGTTCAAGATGCTTCTTTTGACAAGTACCGCAAATCAAACCGTGATGAAATCCTAGTAGCGAACAGAGTCCCCGCACCAAAAGTCGGCGTTTACGATAATGCAAACCTTGCTGTATCACGAGATGCGGATAAGACATTCAAGATGCAAGTTATTGGTCCAGACCAAGCAATCATCGAAAAGAAGATTAATAGACTTCTTGCGGAGTTCACAGACCTCCTTCAATTCAAGCTTAAGAAGATTGACTTGCTTGACGAAGACATGGAATCAAGAATTTATGACCGCTACCTTCGAACTGAAGTTATCAGTCCTAATGAGGTTAGAGGTAAAATTGGATTCCCAGAACGGAAGGATGGCGATGATGTTCTTCCTTTCCCAACAAAAATCAAACAAGAAAACGCAGGAGCACCAGTTGGAAATTCCAATAATGCTTCTTCTAATCCACCAAAATCTAGATCAGACAGTGGCGCAACACCAAGTGGTGTTCAAAGTTCTGGAGATCAAAAAGAAAGAGGTCAGAGTCAAGACTCTGGCGACAACATAGATACCGTTAAGGTATTTGAAGGAGAAAATAATGAGTAGTATTGTATATACAACAACAGCTATCGCAAGCACAGACGGTGAAGTGTCAATTGGACACCATACTGATTATCTGTTTGTATGGAATAAGAGCAACACAACAAGTGCGATTATTGAACTTAATGGAAGACACCAAGTTCTTATCCCGCATTCACCAGACGATGGCAGTCACACCTATCACAAAATTCCGGGTGACTATACAACAATCAAAATCGTTACAGCAGGCGTTAGCTTTTCAGCTTATGCAGTTGGGTGATTATACACATAATAGTGTATAATTTAAAATTACGAGGTAATCATGGAAAATTTTAATTTATCTTTCCCGATTGAAATGATCAAGAAAGAGCAGAGGATTATTAGCGGTATCGCTACAGCTGACAATGTTGACAAATCTGGTGATATTGTTGACTTTTCTGCATCTCTTGAGGCATTTAAAAACTGGGGAGGAAACATCCGTGAGATGCATTCTCCTGTTGCTGTTGGCAAGGCTGTCAACTTTGAACCTATCAAGATCAAAGGGGAGGATGGCGAAGAATACAACGCTATTCGTGTAGACGCTTATATTTCAAAGGGTGCCCAAGATACTTGGGAAAAGATCCTTGACGGAACCCTTCAGGCTTTTTCTATTGGAGGCAAGGTTCTTCAGAAGAGTGAGTCTGCAGAAAAGATGTTCCGTGGTCGCCCAGTCAATGTTATTGAGAAATATGTTCTTGGTGAATTAAGTGTCGTTGATAATCCAGCCAACGCTCTGGCAACTGTCGATATCATCAAGAGAAGTGATGATGGCGGTCTTGACTATGTTCTTGACAAAGCCTCTCCTCTCAAAGACCCCAAGGGCGGTCTTACAGCAGCAGGTCGTAGACACTTCAAAGAAACAGAGGGTGCAAACCTTAAGCCGGGTGTGAGGGGTGCAGCAGACACACCAGAAAAGATGCGCAGAAAAGGTTCTTTCTTAACACGCTTCTTTACAAATCCATCTGGTCCAATGAAGGACTCAAAAGGTAGACCAACAAGGCTTGCGCTTTCAGCAGCAGCTTGGGGGGAACCAGTTCCACAGAACGCACAAGATGCAGCACAGCTTGCTGCAAAAGGTCGGAGGCTTCTTGAACGCTATCAGAATACTAAAGAAAAAGGTATGAAGAAAGAGGGAGAAGTCACAGCAGGCTCAATGGGAGCCGGTATCAAGAATCCTACTCAAGGTAGTTATCAAGGTCCATTTCCCGGAAAGCCTAAGAAAAAGAAAAAGGAGTCTACTATGACAAACAAATTCGAAGATGATACATCTGAAGAATATGCAACTGACTCAATCGATGCATTGCTAACTTATGCGCTTGAAATGTCTGATAAATTAGACATAGACGCAGATTCAATTAAAATGCAAGAGAGTGAATTGCAAAATGATGTAAATTATGATAAGGTCTTAGACATGAATGAACAGGAATCAAGATTATCGCTACTTAAGCGTATGGTCAATTGGCTTGTTCCAGATGTTCAAGAAAATGCTTCAATCCAAATTGAAGTAACTGAAAACACACAGGAGGAAATTATGGATCTAGAAATCCTTAAAGATGCTCTTAGTGCTGTGGTTGACGAAAAACTGGCTGCCTTCGCTACTTCAATTAAAGAAGAGGTTGAAGCTTCGGTCCAAGAAAAAATCGACACCATCACCAAGGGATTTGAAGTTCAAGCAACTGAACTACAAGAAAAATTAGAAGCAACAGAGCAATCTCTGTCGGAACAAGAAGAGAAGGTTCAAGCCTTTGCTAAGTCCGGAGCTATCAAGAAAAGCGTTGACCCAGAAGATGACGAAGAGGGCGAAGAACTTACTAAGTCTGCTCCATCATCAATTTGGGACAATACATATTTGCCACAAGGTTTAATTAACTCCTTGGGCTATAAGTCATAATAGGAGGAAATAAAGATATGGCATCACAAGAAGAAATTCTATCAAAGGCTAATGAAGTAACAACTGGGGTTGTAGGCAATGATTCGGGTGGTTTGATGAAACCAGCTCAGTCAAACCGCTTCCTTGATTTTGTTATTGATCAGTCTGTACTTATGCAGAACGCAAGAGTCGTTCGTATGCGTACACCACAAATGGAAATCGATAAGGTTTCTGTAGGCACCCGCTTGCTTTCAAAGGCAACCGAGGCAACAGATGACGGTGCAAATGCAGCCGTCACATTCAGCAAAGTTTCTTTGTCTACTGTCAAGCTTCGTCTTGACTGGGCACTGTCAACTGAGTCGTTGGAAGACAACATTGAGGGAGCTTCTTTGGAGGACCACATCGCACAGATGATGGCTCGCCAGACTGCAAACGACCTTGATGATCTCTTTATCAACGGTAACACAAGCTCCAACAACGGTCTTCTCAAGGCTCTTGATGGTTTTATTAAACTTGCTAAGACAAACGGTCGTGTAGTCGATGAAGCTGGTAATCAGGTTTCAAGAGCTACTTATGATCGCATTCTTCGCAATATGCCAACCAAGTATCTTCAGCGCAGAAATGAACTAAGATTCTTCTCTGGTTCAGGCAATGTTCAAGACACCATCTACAGCTTAGGTAATCCAAACGATGCAACCGCTGCAACTGCAGGTGCACCATCTCCCGGCTCATTGGTCGGCGATGTGGCATTCCTTCAGGGCACAATGCGTGGAAATGGTGGTCCGGGTTCAACTGGAATTTCACCATTCGGTATTCCTTTGCTTGAAGTTCCTTTGATGCCAGAAACGGCTACGGGTGACTACTCAGGTGCAACAGGATCACATGGTCATATTGAACTAACATTCCCTAACAACCGTGTTATCGGTATTCACCGTGACATCACTGTGTACCGTCAGTTCAAGCCAAAGACAGACACCATTGAGTACACTCAGTTCATGAGAGTAGCAAGTAACATTGAAAATGCTGATTCGTATGTAATCGGTAAGAATGTTAAGCTTCGTACACTGTAAGTAATAATTAAAAAATTTGTGATCGGGGGGGGGTGAAATATCCCCTCCCTTTCGCATTATTTAAGCAAGTGTGGTATTGTATTAACCATGACTGATAATATCGTTACATCGAAAGCAACATCAGGTGAAGAAGCAAAGCCAGCAAAGAAGGCTCCGGCAAAAAAGGCTGCTGCAAAGCCAAAGGTTAAAGCAGAAATCACAGAAGATAGTGTTGAACAAAAACCAGCAAAAGTGTCTAAAAAATCAAATGCAATTAATTTGATTATTTTTGAAAGCGGAGCTTCGTATAGCTCTGGTAATCTTTTCTTTTCAAGAGAAGATTCCATGAAAGAAGTCTCAGACGAGGAATATGCATTCCTTTTGAGTCTTGAAAATTTTAGAAGAGCGGATCCTCACGAAATCGAAGAGTATCTCGCATCTAAGGAGGATTAATTATGGCAGGTAATCTTAGTAATTACTTAGAGGACAAAGTTCTTGACCACATTTTGGGAACAACGGCATACACAATGCCATCGACTGTTTATGTAGCACTTTATACGGCTGCACCAAATGATACGGGTGGTGGAACACAGGTCAGTGGTGGTTCATACGCTCGTCAGACTGCTGCTTTTGATGCTGCATCAAGTGGTGCAACCCAAAACACTGGGAACATTGACTTCACTAATATGCCAGCCTGTACGGTTGTCGCAATTGGTATTTTTGATGCTTTAACAACAGGCAACTTGCTTGTGTGGGGAACTCTCGCAACAAGTAAAAGCCTTGATGCAGGCGATACATTGAGAATCGCAACAGGCGATCTTGACATCAGCCTTGACTAAAGAGGTTTAAATGGAAAGAAGAGAATTTGCTGGAGCTGTTTTAAGCACGACATTGCCAAGCAATGTCGCAAACTCAGCGTCATCTATTACCCTTGGTTCCGGTTCGTCTTTCCCCACAGGTGCCAACAATCCATTTGCAATCATTGTAAGTCGTGGTGAAGCAGCGGAAGAAAAAATGCTCGTGTCTTCTCGTTCAGGAGATGTTCTAACTATAAGCGTTAGAGGGTATGATGGTACTACAGCACAGAACCATTTAGCCGGGGCTGTTGTTGACCATGTTCTTGATTCAAATACGATTCAAAGCATGAATACATATACATATGACACTGCTATCTTGCAGTGGATGGGGGTTTAAATGGCAAACTTAACACCAAAGCTTCTGTATATCGGAGCTGACACTGCAGCTAATGTTGTTACTATATCAAACAATGCTGGAAGCTATTCTATTGTTAAAAACATTAACTTGTGCAACTTCACATCAAGTGCAGCAACATGCAGTTTACATTTACTTGTGTCAGGTGTCTCAGCAGCTGCTAATAATAATGCAATTCTAAAATCATTTACTGTTGCACCAAACGAAACAGTTGCTTATAACGGAATTGTTGTTCTTCCTGCTAACTCCAATCTTTATCTTTCTCAAGCAAATGCAAGTATTACTCTGTCGATTAGTGGAGTTGAATACGCAACTTAATTTTAACTCATATACAATTGTTATGTGAGAAAATTAAGATTTAATAAAAGTGCATGGATATTAATTCCTGCAATTATTCTCTCTCTTTTTGCATCTCCGGCTAAAGCTGAAAACTTAATAATCACAGAGCCAACAGATGTTTGGTTTGATTATAGTGAGACAACACAGTTTATAGCCCAAACCTACATGGTCACTGGGTACAACTCAGATCCAATGTTGTGGCTATATAACGAAGCCGGAACGCTTCTCTACAGCATTGATGATTCCATTGGTCTGCAGTCGTATATCTCAATGGAGGTGCCTGCTGGTCGTTATAGACTAAGGGCTGGTATTTGCTGTAACAACCCTGATGGTTGGCATACAAACCAAGGGTGGAACTTACAGTATGAACTGAGCTTCAATGGTGTTGGGTCTACTCAGACCACTTCCACAACATCCACGACAGTAGAATCAACCACAACCACCTCTACCACTGTAGAGCCAACCACGACAACTTCTACAACGACCACCACAACAACCACAACCACAACGACAGTGGTGCCGACCACAACAACATCTTCATCTACAACAACTATAGCACCTGAGCCTGAACCGACTACAACGACTGTTGAGGAAGTTGTTCCCCCTCCTGTTGAAACACTTCCAACAGAAAACACCACTGTTTCAATTCCCGAGTTGGACCAAACTCCAGTTTCTACTCCAGAAATAGATACAACACCTGTTGAAATTCCTGAAGACCCAACGCCAACAATTGAAGTTCCCCAAGAGGTTCAAGAAACTATAGACGCAACGGTTGATGATATTTTCGATGCACCTATAACTAATGCAAACCTTGCAAATGCTGTTGATGACTTAGTAGCGGATGCCGGAACTCCTGAAGAACTTACGGCAGTGGTTAATTCTCTTCTTGGTCAAGATTTAACTGATTCGCAGTTTTCTACAGTTATTGATTCAGTGTTTGATGGTCCTATGTCTGACGAAAACTTCTCTGCTGCAGTGGAGGCTGTCTTTGACAATACATCTCAACTAAGTGCAGACCAATTTGAAGCTGCTGTCGATGCAGTCTTTTCTGAGCCGTTATCTGAAGAACAATTTTCTGCTGCCCTTGATTCTATTTTTGATGAGCCAATCTCGGATGAAAAATTTGCATCAGTTATTGACTCTGTATTAGATACGCCGTTGTCAGATGAACAATTTGAAGCGGTTGTTGGAATTTTAGAGTCAGATTCTGTTTCTGAAGAACAAGTGTCTAATGCTGTTGACAGTGTTTTGGAACTTGGTGTTACAGAAGACCAAGCAACCGACCTTGCTACAAGTGCAAAGGTTTTGGAAAGTATTGACGCAGATCAGGCTACAGAAATCTTCCAAGAAATTGCTGTTGATAATCTTACTTTAGCGGAAGAAGCTGCTCTTGTTGAAACACTTACCGATGCCCCAACTGAAATCAAAGAAGCTTTTGAGGGAGAAATTGACATCTTCGGAGAAGGTCTTGACGACTATGTGCCTACAGGCTCTGGAATAGATGTAAAAGCGAGAAGAGCGCTCATTGCTGTAACAACAGCTTTAACAACGATTACAACGGCTCCTATGCCCTCTGGAGGCAGTTCTGCACCATCGGGTGGAGGAGCTGGAGGACCATCAGGAAGTGGTGGTTCCGGTAACACAGATCGGGGTAATAGCCGATCAAGGAGAAGATAATGTTTAAAAAAATATTAAAAGAACTCCATGCTTTGGCATGGACACTATCTGGAGGTGTAATTGTTCTAATTACATTATCCGGCAAAACACAAACTTATGGACTATGGCTAACCATTGCTGCCTTTACTGTTCACATGTTTGGAGTTTTAATTAAAAAGGAAGATTAATGTCTAAAGTTAATAATATTTTATTAAGAATACTTGCTGTATTCGGAGCATCTGGTCTTGGAGTAATTGGAGCTGGCGCTATCGCTGGAGTTAATCTCCCTCAAGCCATCTTTATGGCTGGGATTGGCGGAGTCGCTAAAGTTGTTGAGGGTCTAGCTAGTGCTTTCCTTGATGATGGCAAGCTTGATGATGATGAAATCTCTGCTGTCTTTGGCGGAGTAAAGACTCAGCCTAAAAATAACGAGTAAGGTATAATGTTAACATAGTGATTTAATGTCACGAAGGAGATTATATGATCAAAATTACAGAACAAAATAAGGCAATGCTTGCCTCTTACGCAAGAAGCGTACTCGGTGCAGGTGTTGCAACATATGTTGCAACCAGTGACATCAAATTGACAGCCAACGCTCTTTGGGCTGCAGCCCTTCCAGTGGTTTTGCGTTACCTAAATCCAAAAGACCAAGCATTCGGAAAGACCAAATAATGGCTCGCAAGTACCCCTATTATCCCGCTTTTGACGGAAAAAAAGCAGGAGCTGGCGTTGAGTGGTTCGTTGGCGCTTGTGGTCGCCGTTGGAAGGCTACAAATCTAGGAATATATTCCGCAAGATTGATGAGAAACTCTCATACAGAAGGTAAGAAGATTGGTGATCCCGGAATGGAAAAGTGGCTTAGTGTTCACTCAACTGGAGCTGCATGCGATATTGGTTATTCAGATCGTAAAGTCGGTCTTGCTATGTGGGACTGGTTCCTTGCACATACGAAAGAATTAGGTATTGTTGAAATCCATGATTATGCATTTGATGCAAATGCTAAAGATGGAAAGCCCGGTTACGGAAGAGGTTATCGCTGCTCCCGTGGTGAAGGCTCGGACCCAAAGTCAGTCAAGATTTATGATTCAAAAGATAATGCAGGAAGTTTTGGGGGCAAGTGGTTGCACCTAGAATTTGAAGCTGAATTTGCAAAAGATGCAGCAAAGATGGAAGCAGCATGGAAGGCTTTGCCAAAGCCCGGTGCATGATGAGTGAATTAGAAAAGTCAAGATCAAAAAGTTGTACCTGCGGTTGTGAATGCACTGACCAATGTACATGTGGCTGTGAAGACTGCGTTTGTTGATAACAAGCGTAATATCGTCTAAAATTTAAGTATCATGGCTGGCGCAAGAGATATCGTTTTATATGCTGGTGATACATATGTTCATGAGCTTCGTTTAAGAAATAGTGCAAACGCTGTTATTAATATCAGCTCACATAGCTACTCTGGTCAAATCAAGCTGGGTCGTACTGCAACGGACAATATTGTTTCGTTTACTTCTCAAATAACTGATGGAGCAAATGGGGTTGTTCAGTTCTCACTGGCTGCTAATGTAACATCTACAATAACCTCTGGAACTTATTACTATGACATCCAACAAACAAACGGTACAGTTGTAACCACCTTGCTCGCTGGTAAGGCGATTGTGCAAGGGGATGTTACTCGTGCCAGCTGAAATAACTACAGTACAGATTAATCAATCTGATATTACTCAATTAAGTATTAGTAATACAGATATAACAACTGTTAATGTGCAAAATAGTGATATCACTGTATTACAAAATGTTTCTGCTACAATTAATGCAGCGTCATTGAGTCTTTCTAGCGATATTCCACAAGATATAGCAAGAACCGGGTCAGCTGGCACCAGTTCTGCAGTAAGCAGAGCGGATCATATCCACTCAATAGCAAATACATTACTAGACGGAGGTAATTACTAAAATGGCTAATACAATTAGAATTAAAAGAAGGGCTTCTGGAGGAGCAGCTGGTGCGCCAGCCTCTTTGGAAAATGCAGAACTTGCATATAATGAAGTAGATGATGTCCTCTACTACGGTAAGGGAACAGGTGGAGCAGGTGGAACTGCCACAACTGTTGAGGCAGTTGCTGGTTCAGGTGCCTACCTCACACTTTCCGGGGTCCAGACGGTAACTGGTAATAAGACATTTAGTGGTGTTGTTATTGTCCCCACACCAACGGCAAACACGCATGCCACAACCAAGGCTTATGTTGATGGTGCTATTGCTGGAGTTTCTCTTGGCAATACAGCAGTAACGGCTGGTTCTTATGGTGGTGCAGGAACAGTAGGTACCTTTACTGTTCAAGCGGATGGTCGTTTAACTGCTGCTGGCAATACAACAATCTCCATTACGGCTTCACAAGTTAGTGATAGAGCTACAAATCTTGTCACTGGTCTTACGGGTACTGCAAATCAAATCGCTGTTTCTAACTCAGGCGTTGGAGCGGTAACAATTAGTCTTCCAGCTGATGTTACAATATCTAATACTCTTACAATCACTGGAGATCTTGTTGTTAATGGTAATACAACAACTCTTAATACCGCAACTTTAACGGTTGAGGACAAGAATATTGTTCTTGCAAATGTTGATACACCAACAGACACGACTGCAGACGGTGCCGGTTTCACAATTAAAGGTGCAACAGATAAGACTCTTAACTGGGTCGATGCAACAGATGCATGGACATCTTCTGAGCACTTCAACCTAGCCTCTGCTAAATCATATTATGTAAATGGAACCTCAGTTCTTTCAAATACCACTTTGGGTTCAGGAATCATAAACTCAAGTTTGACATCAGTTGGAACCATTGCGACTGGTGTATGGAATGGTACATCTATCGGTACAGTTTATGGCGGTACTGGTCTTACCTCTTACACGACTGGTGATTTGATTTACGCATCAGCGACAAACACCCTATCCAAGCGTGGTGTTGGAACAGAAGGTCAATTCCTCAAGATTGTATCAGGTGTTCCAAACTGGTCTGATACAGTAGATGGCGGAACCTTCTGATAGGAGGAAGCAATGGCTAATACCATTAAAATTAAAAACTCAGGAACAGCCTCGGCAGTCCCAGCCTCACTTGAGCATGGTGAGCTGGGGCTTAACTATGCCGATGGAAAGATTTTTTACAAAAACGGTTCCAATACAATTGTCCAGTTTAGCAGCGGAGGCTCTGTAGATCTTGATGCTTTAACCGATGTCATTATTACAACCCCAGCATTAGGGCAGATTTTAGAATATAATGGTAGTTCATGGGTGAATAAGAATACTGTTCGTGACAATATGATCAAATTCTATATGGAGGTTTTGTAGTGGCTATTAATCAGAAAAGACTGGCTGGACCTACCCAGATTACTACGGCTAACACTGTCCAATACACAACTCCATTAAGCACAACTTCAATTGTAAAACAAATTGTTATGTGCAACACAACAGCTTCTGCCAAAACTGTAACAATCAGACTCAAGCCAGCCGGAGTCGCAGAAGCCAATACTCAAGATTTTATGAGCGCATTCAACATCAATGCGAATGAAACAATTTCTTTTGGATGTTCAATTGTCCTTACTAATAATGGAAACACAGCAAATGCTACAAATAGCGATCAGCTTGTTGCTTTCACTTCCGCAAACTCTGCTGTGAATATCATGTTTATGGGTTTTGAGGAGGCATAATGGCTGGTCTTGAACGCTACCCCGCACTTAATGCTTTTGCTTCATTCGCTGATGCTGCCGACTCAGTTTACGGGACTGGTTCTGATGGATCGGTTACTATCTCTGCAAATACAACATTGACATCTGATCAGTTTTACTACAATCTTTCTGTTGACTCAGATGTTGTTTTAAACACGGCTGGCTATCGTGTCTTTGTGAAGAACCTCCTTACTCTTAGTTCTAACTCAACAATCGGTGTTGGTACAGCAAACACATACACGATGAATACAGGATTTTCCGGTGTTGGAACAATCCAAGGCGGTGGAGGTATTTCCGGTGCTGTGACAAACAGTCTCGGTGGAAACAGTGCAACACAGACTGCAACTGTTCCATCAGTAGCTCAAGGCGGAACTGGGGATAAGACAACAACAAGTGGTTATTGGTATCAGCCAACTCAGTCTATTAAGGGCTATGTGCTTAATGCAAGCAATACAACCCCACTCTTCCTTAGAGGCGGAGCTGGAGGAGCAAACGGTGTAGGCGGTGGAGTTCTTATAATTGGAGCAAGGTATATTTCAGCCACAAGTTCATTCTTAGACGCTGCTGGAGCAACTGGAGCAGGCGGAGGGGGAGGTGGAGTAATCATTCTGGTATCAACATACGCAACAATGCCATCAGGAATCACAACAGATGTGACTGGCGGAACAAGCTGTGTTTCAGGTTCGGTAATCTACTCCCAATTGGTTTAATATGGCTGGCTTAGAGAAATTCGGTTCACCCGCAAAAGTACAGAGAATCGGTAATGACTCTGTTTACGGAACGGGGTCAGACGGCAACACAGTAATTGCTTCCAACACATCACTGTCTAGAGATATGTATTATAACAATTTAACGGTTAATAATGGTGTTCATCTAAACACTAATGGTTATCGTGTATTTGTTAAGGGATCTTTGACTCTTGATGGAAATATTGGAGTCATCCCACAACAACTTTATTTTAATTCGACCCTTGCAGAGCGTATGCTCCTTAGTTCTGGTAATATCGCAAAATCTCTCGGAGGAAACTCGGGTGGTAATACTTTCACAGCTTCTCAAATAACCGATTCGGATAAGAAAAATCTTGAATTATTAATATCTGGAATTGTAGTAGATACCGCAGGAACAGTGTCTGCAATAAGAGGCGGAGCCGGTGGTGTAACTGGGGCTAATGGAACCGTAACCCCTGCAACAGCAGGCGGTGCTGCTTCTCTTACAAGGAACCCTCTTGTTGCAGGTGGAGCCGGTACAGCCGGAACAACACCACCTGCGTCTGCTGGAGGAACTGGCGGAATCGGCGGGGGTATTGTCCTCATTGTTGCCAAGCAAATCACTGGATCAGGAACAATTTTGGCTCAAGGGCAAAATGCAAATGTTGGAGCAAATAGCTCAACAGGAAGTGCGGGTAGTGCTGCTCCTAACCAAACACTAACTCACCTCGCTGACAACTCAGCTCACTATATAACTGGTGATGGAACAACTGGTCCTCATGCTTCAGTTGCAGCTCCAGCCCTTCCACATGGAGGGCATGTTCCTGCTACGCAGAACAGATTGCATGGTTATACATATCGTTATGTACATGTAGGAAATGTTCATCATACTCATAATCAGGTGTATGGAAACTGGGATGCAGATCATGGCGGAAACGCAGCCGGTGGACCTTTTGCTCACCACTTTAGTGACTTTAATGATACGCCTCATGTTAATGGCTTAACAGGAACCTATACTGCAATTAACGGCATTCCTCACAACCATTCCCATAGAAACCAGCCCGGAGTCGCTTACACATTTGAATATTCTCATTATAGTGGAAGCTATAACCCAATTCATGATGTTCCCCATTTTAGTTTCCATGACCCCGCAGAGCTTCAGATATTCGGTAAAGGTCATTACCCCGCAGCGCATGGTCATCGTAATTATCCCAGACACCATCATGACAATAACCACTCCCACTTCAGAGCTAGAAATGCTGGAACGGTTTCATCGCAAGGTAGTACCGTATATCCCGGAGGAGCAGCTGGTGTGGCAGGTTCTTCAACAGCAGGTGCTTCTGGCGTAACTGGTGGTGGTGGTGGTATAATTATCGTTACAGATTCAATCGCTAACACAGTAGCAACATCAGTGGTTGGTGGTACTGTATCTGGTGGTGGAACAGGTCAATCAGGCACTGTTCTTACTATATTGAATCAATAAGAGGACTTATGGAATTTAGACTTTCAAATGAAAAGAAAAAAGAAATGGCTCAACATGCGTTGGACACACTGGAGATGCATTACTACAGGGAAATCGTATTGCTAGGGGAGAACCCCGAAACCTTCGTTGTCCCCAGCCCTTCAGAAATAACAGACCCAGTTCAGGCTGCATCATATGCTCAAGTGAATATTCTTAGCGAGAAAATTGTAAATATTCAAAACATTATTGACTCGATTCAGTAATATGGATAGGGTCATATATTGTCCATCTAGTGAATTTTTAGAAGAAGCTTCATCTCTCGCTAGAAAAACCTATCTGCAGATTATAGTTGGGGATAATGACCACACAGCGGATTTAGACTTTGATAGAGGAAAAGTATTGGTTGTTTCTGTGCCTCAAAACAAAGGTTATTTCTTTTTAAAATCCGTTAAAGAAGGTTTTCACCAAAATATTAAATATAAAAATGAATTTTGTGTTATAAAGAATAAAGTTGATTTGTTTATTAATAATGACCTAATAAAGCCTGTATACGAAGAATCTCATGTTGCAAAATTCATACATCTCTGTAAAGATGTTGGTGATTATTCCTGTAGAATAGTCGTTGATCAAAAAATAGAAGAGGAGTTTTCTTTTGTTGTCAATTAAAAAAGAGGAAAAAGCGCCTTGTATTTGGATTTACAAAGATGCTTTTGATAGTAAAAATTTTTGTGAATTAGTTGAGAAAGAGACAGAAGAAGACTGGGCATTAATTGACTGGTCGTACTCAGCAACTGGGGATGGTGACCAAAAGCAAACTAGCGAATACCGTACATCTCTTGAAATGCCAATGAATCCTTTTTTTTCTGAAACAATCAATGAAAAGTTAAAACCACTTCAAGATATTTTTATGAATGACATTTTTACTAAGATTGACGAATGTATATGGGATTATAGAACATGTTTTGATTTGAATCTAAAAGCGGATTCAGGGTTCTCTCTTCTGAAATATATGGATGGAGGGGAATATCATATCCATCACGACCATAGCCCTGATAACTCAAGAGTTCTAAGTTTGGTTGCATGTCTTGGTGATAATTTTGAAGGCGGAGAGTTGGAGTTTAACAATTTTGACTTGACAGTGAAGCTAGAAAAAAATTCTTTGATCCTTTTCCCGTCTAATTTTCCATATACTCATATTGCTCATCCCGTCAAAAGCGGTGTAAAATATAGTCTGGTAACATGGTTCCGATGAGTAGTTTAAGTAATATCGATATCAATGCTTATTCTTGGTTTGCATTTACTGACCAAAAACAGCCATTCAAAGCAGAGGTCCGGGTTGAATCGGGCTATGTGGACTTCCTAGGGTGCGATTTCTTCGAAATAGATTCTGGCACTATTATTTGTTTTAGGAAAGAAACTTATGCTGGATTTCATGACTTAAAGATAACGGGTCAAAAAGTTGATCTTGTCCAGATGACTTCTGATACAAAAGCCTTGAACTTTGTTTTAAATGAAACGACTCAAAGCGGATACAACTTTTACCTTTTCCTAGGGTCTAAGGTCCAAGAGAATAATTCTATTATTGATGAGTCTTATAATACAGAAGGTTTAGGCATTAGGGATGATTTTGTTCGATGTGATTATAGGAAGCTAGGAGGGGTATCTTTTTACGAGCCTCAAACTGGTTACGATATTGTAAGCATTTGCTATGTCCTGAGTGTTACTGGTGTCGGTCATGTTGTCAGGATAGGGACCAGTAATACAGGGAACTTGAATGCGAATACCCGTGGTGAATATTGTGCAGCCAAAACCTTGACAGGTATGATGAAAGTGCTTCATGAGTGGTCTATTGTTTCTGAAGAGCCTTTTAATAATCAAGAAGAAATCGCAAGCAGTGCAGTACTTTTCTTACAATCTTTAAACTTGGATGATGAGATAATGTCAGAAATTATATCATCAACTGGCGATATGGCTTTAGCTAGATATATAAGGGGAGACCTTGAGAGGTCTAATGAGATTGAGAATAGAGGTAAGTATGAAATGCCAGAAAGTTTTTCTAACTACATTAAAAGACACTACTCTTATCCAAGCTTGTATGAGCTACAAGAATCCCTTGATTTAGATATATTCGATGATGCACTAATTGATAATTATTTAAAACACTTTGAAGGATTATTGTTTGAATACTTCTTCGAGCATGACATAAAAGTTTCGTCTTCTGCAGACTTGGAAACAATTTACCAATCCGATAATACACCGGGCTATATTAAGAAATATATAGCACAATATAAAAGAGTCAAGAACATCAATTCATGATTGATATTGAAACAGCTATTATTGGAAGTGGAACAGCTGGCTTGGTCGGGGCAATCATGTTACGGTCAGCTTTTCCCTTGATGAATATCACAGTGATATCATCATCTCAAGTAGGGATTATCGGTGTTGGTGAGGGATCAACAGAGCATTGGCGTATGTTTATGGATGCATGCAACATCTCTCTTGGAGAGCTTTTGAATGAAACAAAAGCAACGCATAAGAATGGGATTCGGTTTGAGAATTGGACAAGCCATACCCCCGATTACTTCCATAGCGTTAGCGATGCAAGCACTATCGGTTATTACAACTTTTACGGTTTATATAATGGTCTTATTGAGAACAATAAAACATTAACTGAGAATATCTCATCAAGAGCGATGATAGAAAACAAAGTTCGCGCTAATGGACCACATGAGTCAGTGAATCAGTTCCATTTTGATACTGTGCTTCTTAATAAGTATTTGACAAGATTATGTAAAGAAAGAAATATTCGTTTTATTGATAGCAAGATTGTTCAAACAAATTTGGATAATGAGAATGGGCATATTGAATCAGTTCTATTGGAAAACGGGGATGTGCTTGAGGCGGGGTTTTGGATTGATGCATCAGGAATGAGTCGCATTCTTATATCAGAGGTGAGTGATGCTAAATGGAAGTCTTTCTCCAATCACCTGCAGATGAACTCGGCGATTCCTTTCCCGACTCAATCTGACCCTTCTGGGGAAATCAGACCCTACACTCGGGCTAGGGCTATTCAGAATGGATGGGTTTGGGAGATTCCAACTCAGGAAAGACGGGGTAATGGGTATGTCTATTCCTCAAACTTCTGCTCTGACGATCAAGCTATTTCTGAAGTGTCAGCTCTGCTGGGATTCCAAGTTCAGCCAGTAAAGACTATTAAATTTGATCCCGGTCATCTTGAGAAAATGTGGGTAAAGAATTGCGTTGCAATTGGTCTGTCTTCTGCTTTTGTTGAACCAATCGAAGCGTCTTCTATTGGCGGGACAATTCAGCAAATGAGGTGTTTGGTGGAGAATCTGTCTTCATACAAGATTGGTCATACAGCTGTTCAGAATGAATACAACAAGAAGATGAACATCATGATGCAGAATATTTTATCAATGATCTATCTTCATTACATATCTGATAGAAGAGATAGTGAAATGTGGGTAAACCAAGCGAACACCCCAGTGCCGGAGTATTTACAGAACTTATTAGATTTATGGAGTGAAAGACCTCCATTCTATAATGACATACCAACAAGTAATTATGAGATGTTCCATGTCCCTCATTTTTATCATGTAGCTCAAGGGCAAAAGGTTCTTTCGCAAGAAGCTTCTTCATTGTCTATTTATCGTTTTAATATTCGAGATTCTGTAAAGACAGCAATGTATTCTGCTAAAATGAAACAATCAGACCATGCAAAGGTGGACCATGCGCAATCGCTCAAAGAAATACAATTATAAAATTGCAATGTTCAGGGGGGATACCCCCAGACCAAAAAAGAATGAGGTTGTAATTGTCCCCAATGACAATCGCTTGCTGGATATCGCCCCCTATGCTGCTCAAGGGAATCTGCCATCTTGGTGGAAGGATCTCCCTGTTAAAGATATGTCTCTAAGAAGGTGCAACGGAACTTATGACTATCTCCAGTATGGTTTTATTATACCTATGTGGACAGATGTAACGGTTAGACCAGACGCTTCTGGTGTAAGATTTGAATATAAACTAGGAAACTATGGTGATGACTACGCTTTTCATGTAGATGGCTTTAGCACTGAAATGGCAAAAGGTTGTCCTTTTGGCGAAAATCGAAAATTAAAAAATTTTAATTATCCAAAACTCGTGACTCCTTGGAGGTATTTTACACCAAAAGGTATTTCCTTGATGGCTTTGCCTATTCTCCATGAGCCAAACCCGAATTACACGGTTATGCCCGGTATTGTTCATACAGATTATTACAATCAATTACATATTGTAATATCCGTTCTAACTGACAAAGAGTTCACAATTCCTGCCGGTACACCCATGCAGCATATGGTTCCCATCAAAAGAAATGAGAATATTAAAAAACTTGTTTTTGGGAATGAAAGCATGTCTAGATTTCACATTGGAAATGGAATGGGGAAAGAGATTGGTAAGGGTAGTCTTTCGCAACAGGATAATAGCCAGCTCTATAGAAGAATTAGAATGAAGTATGATCAAGATATTGAAAGAAAAAAATGGTATTCTTTAAGAAGATAATTGACGCAATCAAGACGATGAGTAGTCGTTCTTATTGGACAAGGGTTAACTCAGTGGAAGCTTGGGGTTTTGCAACAAAGATTGCAATCATCTTTCCGGGTCTTCTTCTTGATAAACAATGGTGGTGGTTATATATCTTTGCCATCATCTCAAGCATAAGTCTTATCTGGACATCAACCCGCAAGACCTTGCCAACAATTATCCTTTTCAATGTGCTATGGGTAATCCTAGCCAGCTTGTCTATTCTAAAGCATTTTTGGTGGTTTTAGGATTTACTGATTAAAACCATATGCTGTATACTTAAAGCATAATGGAAGATGTAAAAGTAAACACATCCAAGACCCTAACCCTCACTCTCCCCGCTGACCCCACTTCAAATCTGGTCAGTGTCTCTGTTTATCATGAGCTGGGAGACCTTGTACACGGTCCTGTGAGTGCCTCTAGAGCCTCTGCAGGCGTTTATACAATAACATTGGGACAGCAAGCGTCTGGTATCTATATTTTAAATGCAGCAGGCAGGCACCGTACAGAATTCACCTATACGGTTTCTGGGGTTTCATATACACAGGCTCAGTACATTAATGTCTATACCCCCTACACTACTGCTGCTGATTTCTTCATTTCCTATCCGGAATTGCAAGAGTCTAAAGGGTCACTCTTTGACCGATACGAAAAGCGGGTCAGGGCAATCATTGACACCTACTGCGGTCAGTCATTTGATTACTACCCAGACAAGTCCATTACAATTGATGGAAACAATCACGCAAACCTTCATCTCCCATACCCTGTTTATAATTTAACCAAAGTTACCCAAGATCCGGGTCGTACATACGAAGAGGTTCTGTTTGATGCAACCTTGCCAACAGTTAATAATGTTGAGAGAGTTAAGCAGCCTTTAAACTTTGAAGCTTCTTATTACATTCGTTTCAAATCAGATACGATTGATAAGAACGATACCCTGATTGTTCCCAACTCATGGAAAGCAAAAAGAGAGTACAAGATTGAAGGAGACTTCGGTTGGGGCTATGTACCTAACAATGTGAAGTTTGCAGCTGATCTCCTGATTGCTGACTTGATGAATGACGATTCTGAATACAGAAGGCATGGAATTCATAGCGTTGATATGGATGTTGTTAAGATGCAGATGAAACAGTCGTTCTATGAATCAACCGGGAATATTGAAGCTGATGTCTACTTGATGGATTACACACTGTTTGTGATGGATTATGTGGTCTAATGGCATTCGGAACTTATTTACGGTTTAACCAAACCGCTGACATTTATCAGAAGGTAACAACTGTCAGTCCTGCTGGACAGAAGACATTCCAATATAACCTGATTAAAACGGCACCGATCTATATTCAATCCAGCAGTTCGGACACCAGTAATGGTGGTAAAAGAATCGCCCCCTACCAAGATTATATTTCTATTCATCAGCTCTTTATTCCGGGTGAGTATTCTGACTATATTGATTATACAAACAGAGTCCAAAACATAAAAGACAAATATGGTGATGTTCTAGAGGCTGGTCCTTTTGAGATTATATCAATCCAGCCAAAATTTGGGTTCAATGGTCGTAAGTCTCATATTCTAGCCGTTATCAGAAATGTGGTTGAACCATCATGATGACCGCAACGCATAACTTGGGTCAAATATTGGATGTGATTGGCAATATCCCTAATAATATAAAAGAAGCTGTTTCAAGAACATTTACAGAATCATATGAACCTTTAAAGTCAGAACTTGAGTCTAGATTTGGTGATGCCATAAGATATGCAGATTTCAATATTTCCTTTTCTGGGGAAACTTTTTCAATCAATATAACCAATTTGAATGAATTTGTAACTCAAGCGCAGACTGGTGCCAGCGCTTCGGATATCGCATCATTTGCGGAATCGTATATTCATCAAAAATTAGTTGATTGTCTTAGGCAAGATATGATGGGAGGAATTTGATAATGACGATATCAACCATTGCCGTTTACGACCTTAATGCTTTTCTAAAGGCTGACGCTACAATAACATCAATTGCAGGAAAGACTCTCAACTTCTTCCCAGTCGTGGCAACGGATTCTGAGCCAGCCCCATTCGTGGTGTATTTCTACAACCCAATGATTCCGGATGTTGAGGCTTATTGGATGAGATACGATGCAGTCAAATATTCTATTTTTGATACAAATGCAGATCGCCTATTCCGCCTATCGGAAAGGTTTGTTGAAATTCTGGGTCATGGCGACCAAATACAGACATCGGGTGGAGTCAACGGCACAGATACTCGCATCTTTTCCTGCTACCAAACAGGGTCTAATTTAATAGCTCCATTAGAAATTAATGGTTGGTATAGAATGAATTTAGATTTTAAATTGTGTTATGTATCAGAATAAACAATGTCAGTCTAGATAAAGTGGTACACTAATAATATATGCAGTATACTACTATTACATATGTCGGGAAGACTCCCGGCTACATAGTCAGGGTAGGTCGAAATACCTACGATTTTGAGTGGAATAAAGGACTCGGAATCGGCACAAGAGGTGGAGAAATCCGCCCTGATCATGTCAAGAAGATCGCTAAGTGGCGTGATAAAAAGGGCAAAAGAATATTTGTCCTTGAATAATTTAGGAGAAAATTAAAATGGCAGTTAATGTTTCAAACATTGTAGTCGGAGAGGCAACTATTAAAGTTGGCGACTCGGCTAACGCAACAACCATCAACGCAATGGATGGTTTCGATGACCTCGGTGCGACTCAGAACGGTGTAGAAATCTCATGGGAACCAGATATGGTCGACATTGAAATTGATCAGTTCGGTGACGCAGCAAGAATCGTACAATCAAAGGTAAAAGTTATGGTCAAGACGACTATGGCAGAGGCAACCTTAAACAACCTCGCTCTCGCTTGGAACTACGACTCGGTTGGAACAACCGATGTTGTGGCTAACAACGATGGTGCAAATACCAAGACTTTCTTGTTCGGAGCGCAAACCGTGTTCCCATACGAAAAGGCACTTGTTATCCAAGGCTATGCTCCCGGCACAACCGCTGGCGCAACCAAGACTCGCAAGTTCTATACGAAGCGTGCAATTTCAATGGAATCAACCACATTGACGATGAAGCGTGCAGAGGCATCCGTCTTTGCAGTCGGCTTCAGAATTCTACCAAAAGTTGAAGACACTGGTTACGAGTACGGAAAGATCATCGATCAAAGCTGAATAAGTAACAATTAAAAACTAATTAAAATCTAAATGATTGTCTGAGAATCCCTCAAGCCCTTGTGCTATACTTGGAACTTGAGGGATTTTCGAATCCCAAAACTCAAGGAGAAAATATAATATGACTGAAAAGAATGCTGACATTATCGGAGGAACGGATATCCTTTTTGCTGATGGTAAGACAAGAACAATTAAGCCACTCACAATCAGAAACCTTCGTAAGTTCATGAAGGTAATTAAAGACCTCAAGACTGATGACACACTTGAAGACGCTGATATTGATATCATGGTGGAAGCTGCTGGGATTGCGCTTATCGCTGTGGATCCTGCACTTGCTGCTAATCAAGAAGCACTTGAAGATGCGCTTGACCTTCGCTGCTTTGGCGAACTGATGGGCGCAGCAATGGGTTCAGACCCTTCCTAACAGGGGAGAGTGGAACAGGTGATCCCACAAGTTGGGAAGACATCCCTCTCCTCAAATATGAATCAGAAATTTTTATACGAAGCGGTGCTTGGAAGAACATTGTAGAGCTAGAAGAGAGTCTCACGCTTGATGAGATGTTTCTTCTTTATCGTGCATGTATGAATGAAAATTCAAATCAAATGAAGATGCTGGCTGCTTCACAAGGAGCAGATGTTGATATGAATGAAGATTGGTTCGATCCAGAACCACCAGAAGTAATTGGCTCTTCAAATATTGGTTCAATACCATTTGGATTGGGTTATGAACAACAATAATAAATTGCTTTTATTGGCTCAATGCCTTATTATTAACTAAGACAATCATGAGTGACGCACAAGCCGAAATCCTAGTTAGAGCCGAAATGAATGACCGGCTTTCGGCTGCTCTTCAACGCATAAACGGTCAATTAAGCAACACTGTTCGTTCTCTTAATGGTTTAAAAGCAACAAGTCAAAGTGCTGTTGGTGCAACCAATGCTGTTGGTGCAGCGATATCTAGACTTTCAAGAAACTCTAGTTCGCTGAATACATCTCTAAAAGGTAATGCGTTAAGTCAACACGCATTGTCAGCTTCTTTTCGAAATAGCCGTATACAGGCTGATGCTCTTAACTCACAACTTGGTCGTCTGCAATCCGCCGGGTTAAATACTGTTCCTATCCGTGCATACATAACTCAATTGAGAGTTATGGACTCCATGCAAAAACAAATTGGAAACTCAATGCGAGCAATGAACTTCCAGCAAATGGGTTCTCAACTCAATGCATTCTCGCAAAGAATGACCAACGCTGGAACACGCATGTCTATGGGTCTCACCCTGCCACTTGTTGCTTTCTTCCGGATGGGGTTTTCATCATTCAGAGCGTTAGATAAACAAGTCATTCGTTCAACCAAACTAATGGCTGACTCTTTCGATGATTCTGTCAAGAACACAGCTGGGGCTGCAAAAGGATATACCGACCTTCAGTATGCAGTAAAAACCCTTGGAGATGGTCTTGACAAAATCACAAGTAAATGGGGTGTATCAAGAGAACTTGTGCAGGGTCTTGCTGGAGATTTTGCTGAGCTTGGTATTTCTGCACCAGAGTCATTGGCGAGATTGACTGAATTAACTGTTGAATTTGAAAAATTGGGTAATATTGACATTACACAAGCTCAATCAACAATTCAGGCTATGTTCCAAACTATTTCTAGAATTAGAACAGACAAGGGGTTGGATGTAACGAGTGAAAAGTCGCTTAAGCAGATGACAGAAGAGATTAATGGAGCAATTGCTTTCTTCAACTTTGCTGAAAACAAAACAACGCTATCTCTTAATAACATTGCAGAAGCCTTTCCTGAAGTAACCGCTGCTGCAACCTCTTTTGGTTTAAATATGCAAACAACAGCTGCATTGCTTGTACCAATGATTGGTGCATCATTTCAGGTTGGAGCCTCAGCGAACTCCATTAAAGTTTCTTTGCAGAGAATGGTTGCAACAACCAAACAGAACAAAGACATGCTTAAAGATTTAAGCGATACTATTGGCAAGGAATTTGCTCCATCTCTTGGTTTGGGTGCAGGTGGACTTATGGATCTTATTACTAACTATGATTTGCTTAAGGCAAAACTTAGCAAAGCTGATCAATTAGTATTCTTCTCTAAATTGTTTGGTGTTCGTCAGGGTCCAAGAATGGAAGTTGCCATTGCTCAAATGAATAAATATGATAAGAGATTAAAAGCAGTTGGAACTCAAGAGCAAAAGATGGCAAAACAGGCTGAGGATGCTATAAATACTCAATTAAAAATTCGTGGATTTACCAAAAAAGAAGATGAAATAAAAATTGGGAATCTTCAAGAAATAGCCAATCTTACATCTGCAGCTCAAGAGATGGATGAAGATGGAAATTACAAAGCCAAAGCTTTAGCAATTCAGGCTGGACAAGAGGTAGCTCTTTTTAACCTTAGAAATGCAAATCAAGCTCTCCAAAAAAATGGAATAACTCAATATGAATACAGTGGAAAAGTTATGCTTGATAATACAAAGAAGCAAGAAAGACAGAATAAACTCGGTAAAGAGTTTAATAATATTCAAACAGAATCAGGAAAACTTCTTACCGCTCAGTTGTATGGTAAGTCTTTAACCGAAGAAAATAAGAATGACGAATTAGAGCGTGTACGGAACTCTGTCGAAGTTCAATATGGTAAAGCAAGAGAGGCTGCTAAGTCGATTGCTCGTGAATTAACCTCTGTGTTTGGAGGAATTCTTGAACAGATTAACCCGATCATTGAAAGAATAGCTAAATTCTTTAGAGAACTTTCGGACCCAATTAAGAAAATACTGGGAGTAATGCTAATTCTATTGGCTCTTATTGGACCACTAATGAGAACTATTGGTGCAGTAGGACAGCTTGGTGCGATATTCAACAATGTTCGTGCTGGCGGTATCAAACGGTTTAAAGGAAATGTTGTTGAACTAAATCAGTCTCTCATGAAGACAAGCGACATTGCATTAAGAATTGGCGGTAACTTTAGGAAATTTGGACAAGATGGAAAAATCTTTACCTCTAGAAAAGATGCAAAGAGACTTGAAAAACTTGCTCCAATTATTGCAAAGCAAGATCGGGGAGAAGAGCTTACTGCTAAGGAGAAATCAAAGGGTGGTAAGTATATCAAGCAACTGGCTGGTCGTAAAGCCGTTCTAGATGGTACGGCTTTGCAATCGCAAAAGAATTTCTACGGTCTTGATCAAGCAACAAAAGATTATGTAAGGTCATTAGATCCTATTTATCAAACAAACAAGATGGTGAATGAACTTCTTCAAGAGCAATCTAAAAAGACAGCCAGCATTTTCAGAAAAGCAGCCCAAAAGTTTCTTAGAATCAGAGGAGCATCAAATAATGCGACAGGAGCGGGTATTGATCCTGCGACTGGTGGTGTCCGTGATGCTGCACCATACGGACCAGCAGTTCCGACTCCAGCCCCTATCACATCAGCAATTGGGGGTATTACAACACTTAGAGATATCCTTAGCCAAATTCTTTCCACTCTTCAAGCAATTCAAGCTTGTGTTTGTAATGCAAAAGCAGCAGCAACCGGAAGACCATCTCCTGCTGCAAGCGGTGCTCCAACCAATGCACCGCCCGCAGGATTGTCAGGCGCTGTCGTAACTCCGGTAACACTTGGACAAAAGCCTACAACTGCAACAGGAACACCTTCTCCAACAGGTGCTGCTGCTACAGCTGTGGACTTGTCAAATCTATCAGACGAAGAGCTTGCTGCTTCAAAAGCTAGACTTGAAAAAGAAGCAAAACAACTTGAGGCTGAGGCAAAAGAAACAGCTAAAATTCTTGCTAAAGCTGAAAAAGAAAAAAGAAAGCTTGCAGAAAAGCAATATAAAAATGCCTTAAAGAAAAAACTATTTTCTACGGAAAGCGTTGTTGGCGCTCTTAAGCCACAACTTAATGTAAGATCTGGACTTCCTGCAAACTTCATGAACCCAATGGCAATGATGAATGCCATGAAGCCCACGATGCCTGAGATACCTGCAGGTGGAGATATTCTCAAACCAGCAATTGATAAGGGAATGCATGCTGTTGCGGAAGCAGTCATGGTGTCTATCGGTAAGAAGCCAGTTGCCCCAGCAGCAAGCCCAATTCCTGCTGCAATTGAAGCAGCAACAGCCACTGCGGAAGAAACGGTTGCAACAGATGTCAAGCAGAAAGCAAAGAGAGGTCGTGGAAGACCAAAAGCTGCTGGACCAATCCCTGCTGCTATTGATATTGCCGTTGCAGAAGGCGAAAAAACCGTTGCAGAAGCGATTGTTGCTGACACAAAGAAGACTCGTGGAAGACCAAAGGGTACTACCAAGAAGCCAGCAGTCACTCCAGCAGTGAGTACGGCGCAACGAGATTACGCAGCGGTTGACGGATTTGGCAGAGCAGTTTCTGGTCCAAATAAAGCAACTGTTGATCTTGAGGCTGCTGGTGCGTCAATTAAAAAACTCCTCAATCTTGAGGGAACAGCAAAGAGTGCTATTCTAACAAAAGATTCACTAATTAAATTATTTACAATTCTCGGACAAGATGTTCCAGTGAAGTTGCGTCAACTTGATTCTCTTGTTAACAAAGAAGGAGAAGCTATCAAGGTGAATCTCAGCACCTTGGGCAAAATTGCTGGTGCTATTAAAACTGGTGTTGCTGGGAAAGCTCTTGCTCCTGATGCAAAAGTTGGGGCTGCATTTACTGGAACATCAGCTAAAACAAGTCCATTTTATGCTAAAAATTTCAATGAGGCTGTTAGTTCATCAGTAGGAAATATAAAGTACAAACCTGTTACCGCAATTAAACCTGAAGATATTGCAGTTGCAAAAGAATCTGTTGCTCAAGTGACAGAATTTGAAAAAGAAAGACAAATCCTTAAAGATAAAATAAAGATTCTTGCCGATCAAGCAAGAGTTATTAAAGGAAAGATTGATGATCTTGTTGCTCAAGAATCTCGGGCAGCAAAGGTTGGAAACCTATCATTGGCTCGTGTTCTTCAGATTAAAATTCTTTCTGAAAAAAGAAAGATGTCTGATGTTCAGAGGGCTATTTCGGAGCTAAAAAGAACAACTGATTTGATAAACACTGAGCTTCAGAGCGTCAGGCAGTCTGCAAATTTAGCATTTAATAATGCACAACAACAAATCGCCTCCAGCGGTGGTGTACCTTTTGCCGGTGCGAAAGGTAAGGGGATGCCGTTCGGCAGTACTACTGCTAGAGCGAGAGCTAAGCGCACAGGCGAAAGATACACGGGTCTTGTTTATGGAGGAAGAGATTCTAAAGGTGATCCGACTGAGGAACTCAGGGAGAGAAGAGAGGTTACAAGACCCAGTTATAGCAGAAACGATCCAGAAGAAAAGGATCGTCAAGCAAGAAGGGTTGCTCTTAGACCAAAGAGAAAAGCTGGAATTGAACTTCTAAGACAAGCAGTCACTCAACAACCGGACTATATTGAAAGAGAAAAAAGAAGAGTTGCGCAAGCAGCAAGGGATGCTGAATTTGCAGCAAAACAAGAGGCAGATCGTCTTGCGAAACAACAAGAAGCTGCTCTTAAGAAACTAGGCGTAAAGCCCGAAAAAGTCGAACCAGTACAATCCTCTCCTATAAAGAGGGGATTCATGTCTAAAGAGCAGTTCCTTGCGGGGCAAGCTGAGAATCTTCAATCTCTTAACGAACAGATTAAAGCAGCAAATGATAGTGCAAGAAGTGCAAAAAGAGCTGTCAAAAATTTAGAAACTCAGATTCAAGAAGTTACTGAGTCAAAGAAACGCATTCCGGGCGGTAAGAAAAATGCAATTGATGAACTCACTACAAGACTAGAAGATGCCAAGAAGAAAGCGGAACAAGCCAAGGCTGCAGCAAAAGCAGCAAAAGATGATATAGCTCGCATCAATGCTTATGACCCAGCAAAGGGCGGGCTTCCTCCTAAGCCAGTCGCTCCAGATATCTCTGCTGCAGTAAGACCTAAATCATTGAGTGCTGGTGTACCAACTGGAGCAACAACTCTTGGAAATATTAACAGTCAACTCTCAGCAACATTGCAAATTCCGACTGCTGTTCTTGATCAGTTCTACCAGACACTCAAGATTCAAGGTAAGGGTCTTGCTGAAGTTGCATCCAATGCTGGTCTTCAAGCAACTGACGACTTGGCTCTTCTTAAACAGGAGCTTCTCAAGATTGGTCTTACTATTGAACAAGCACTTGCTAAACCAGCAGAAACGCTGAAGCAACTTCAGGCTGTTAAGTTTCAAGATAGCGGAGAGGTACAAGCTCTATTCCAGAGACTTGTTATGTTTGCCAGAGATGTTGCAAATAAAGGTGTTGAAAAAGCCTTCCAAGATACTATTGCAAGATTCCAGAACCTTAAGCCCGGAGCTGCTGTAAAGCCAGCATCTGCAAAACCAGCATCTGCACCAGCAAATAAAGCAGCGTATGGTTTTGGTCTTGAATCAGCTGACCAAAAAATTCTTGCTGAACAAATTAAGTCTCAAATTATTGCTCAAAATAAAGCTGCAATAGACTTTATGAAATTTGAAACCAAGACTCTTGAGTATATTGGTAGAGCCTTTGCGATTGAAGGAAGAGGTAAGGGCAAGAAAGAAGTTGTCGTTGCTAATCTAATAAAGAAACTTAAAGAAATGGGCATTGCTGTTGAAAAAGCAATTGTAACCGAAGCCATTGCTCCAATCAATGCTGCAAAAGATGCTGTTACAACAACAGCAGCAACCGCTGCCGGTGCAAGTGTTGGTAAACCTAAAGCACCAGTAACGGCACAACCCGGTAATGTCATCGGTAATCTTGGAGCAACACAGATTCAAAATTTCATGTCTATTGCAAATTCCGTATCGGAAGATTCAGCAACCTTTGCTACACAAGTTAACAGATTGGCTCAAAAGGCTGGTCTTGAGGGTCAAGAGACATCTGTTATTATTCAAAAAATACTTAGCGCATTTGAAGTTTATTTAAAGAATAATGGACTCACAGAAGCTCAATTAAGACAGGCTGATGCTTTACTGAGAGAAATTGCAACAGGGACAGCAAGACCTTTTTCTGTTGCAGCAAGTAAAGTTTACGAATCAGCAAGGGGTTCAAAAGAAGAGCCAAAAGCAAGCGGTCTCCGTGGGAAAGCTGTCGGTGCAACTGCTGACGAAACTGCAAAAGTTGTAGAAGCAGAAAAGAATCTGACTGTTGCTGTTGAAAAAACAATCGCAGATGCAGCTAAGGCGGTAACAATTTCAGCAAATGCTGCTGCGAACCCTCGTCTTGCAGCTATTGCTTCTGGAGTAAAACTTTCACCTCTTGCATCACCTACAACTGGAGTTGCTGGTCCAAAAGCAACAGACGCAACTCCAGCTGTTGCTGTCCGCACTCCTTACTCAATGCCATATATTAATGAAATTAACTCTCAAGCTATTAACACTAAAGCAGTGGCAGATTCTATTGCTGAAAATATTAGATTAGCGTCATCAGGAACTGCTAAGAAAGTCCAATCCATGCTTTCTGGTATTCAGGAATTGGTAAGATCCGTTCATGGTGCCCAGATTGCAAAAGATTTTGCTTTCATAACCGGTGGAAATATTACAGATGCTCTGAAGTATCTTGATCGTATCATCCAAGAAAAATTAGTAAAAGAAGCAGAAAAAGTAAAGGCTGTTGCAGATACAGTCAAGGTAGCCCCGGTTGCCCCTGCTCCACCAGTTGCTCCAAAACCACCTGTCGCAACTGCCCCTGTGTACCCTGCACCTCCTTCTAAACCAATGCTTATGCTCAATGCTGCTAAAGAAAGCCCAAGAAGGGCAGCTGCGCAGGCAAAAGCTGCTGCTGCTGCGGTTGGAACAGTTGGTACAACACCAATTGAAATGCCAAGAGCCAGAGTTAATCTCCGTGAAATGATTGCAGAAAGACTTGCAATAAAAGCAACAATGGAAGCTGAGACAGCAGCTATGGCGGAAAGAATTAGAAGCAATGTTGCATTAAGTCAAGCAATTCGTGAGCGTAGTAGAGCGATGGATGTAGCAAATAGGTCAGACAGAGTTCAGAAACTGATTGATGCAACACCTATTCCTCCAAGACCAAGCGCTGGTCGTAATAGAATCCCTCTAACGAGAGAAGAGTTTACTGGTCAAACTATTGCAAAGACAGCGAATGTTATGTTTAACCCAATTAAGCAAGTGAAGGTGATTGGTAGTGCATTAGGTTCAATTGGTGGTGCATTAGAGTCTGTTGCCAAGAGAGTGTCGCCAAAGAGGTTTGGTGATCAAAATGTCTATAAGGCAAGAGATTACATGGGCGAAGCTCGCCGTACAACTTTTGGTCGTATCGCTGATAGAAATCTTCAAGTAACAAGTCGTCAGTCTCGGATTGCGGAAAAAGATGCAAGAGTCATCGCTAAAGAGACAAGAGCTACAGACAGACCAAATCGCAATATTGCAAGACTGACTCAAAGTCAATTGCCATCGCAATTTAGACAAGCCATTAATCCAAGTATTGATACTCTAAAGGCAATTGCTAAAACATACGGTCCACCGATTAAATCTGCAATGAATTTTGCAAAGAAAAAATCAATTGAAGGATTGAAGATTGCTGGTCAGGTAACTAGAGAGCTTACCCTCCTCCCTGTTAGAGTACCAATTGTATTTACAACTGGTCTGATTGAAGCTCACAAGTTTGCAATGAAGGGTGTTCGTGCTGGAATTGCAAAACTTGATAGCATTGCCTTCTTTAATACAACATACACAGGTGCTGCAATTATCACGCTTGCTATAACCCTTGAGAAGGGTTTAACGAAACTGGGAAGTGCTATGACAATGGGAGGTCAAGCCCTATTAACCTCTGGTCAGATTGCTGCAAAGTTTGTTCAAACTGCATTTACTAATCCAAAACAAGCTCTTGCGATGGCTTCAACTGGTCTTACCAACTCTAAGGATCTGTTGTTCAAGGCAGGTGCTGGTCTTGTTGCAGCAGCCTCTAGTATCAAAGTAGGCGCAATCAAGCTTGCACAGTCTGCAGGCTCAGCTGCAGTAGCTGGAGCGAAAATGGCTGGCGGAGCAATTGGAAAAGCAGCAATGGCTCCTGTTCGTGGAGTAAAAACAATGTTTGTCGGAGGAAGTACTTTTGTTCCTCAAGGAACAGATGCTGCTGGAAATGCTATTGCTACAAAGAAGGGCGGTCTCTTTAGAAGAAGCGTTACTCAAACAACTGATGCGACAACCGGAATGATGACTGAGCAAAGAGGCAAGGGAATGTTCGGTAGAATGAAGGGCGGACTCGGAAAAGGCGTAATGGGCGGAATTCGTGGTCTTGGAACCGCTGCCGGGTCAATGTCTTCAATGATGCTCTATCAACTTGGTCCTGCTGGTATGGCTCTGCAGGGACCGTTGAATAAAGTGATTGGACTCTTGACTAAGACAAAGGGTGCATTCTTCGGAGTAACTATCCCAATTCTACTCGTTGTCGGAGCAATCTTCCTTTTGAAGAAGACATTCAGTGCATACGGTGATAAGACGACTGGTGTTGCAGAAAACTTTAAGAAAGCTTTTGCTGCAGTTATGGTTGTTGTCAATATGCTCAAGACAGCATTCTTTGACTTCTTTGCATCATTATTTGGTGGAGCAGAAAGTAGCGGAGAAGCAACAGGCAATATTGCAACTGTTGTAACAAAGGTCGCCGAGGCTACTCGTAAGTTCGCAGTGGCTTTCCAAGCTTTCTTTACGAAATATATTCTTCCAGCTATTTATACAATGCTTTCTGGTTTTTCAATGATCATCAGAGCTATCTTTAGTTTTGTTTCAAACTTGGTTAAATTTGTCATGGCTATTGTCAGTTTCTTCCGTGGCGGTGGAGACAAAGCTAAAGAGGCAATGGTCAGTGCTATGAAGGGGATGCTCAAAGCTATAGTCAATGCGCTAAAGGGTCTTCTCAAGATGGTCCTCCCTATGCTTAGTTTATTAATTAAGGCTGTAACCAAGGTGGTTGAATTAATCGTTCAACTCTTTGAATGGCTAGTAATTGGTGTCATCAATCTTATTCGTTACATGGTAAAAGGTGTCATCAATCTTGTTTTCACAATTGTAAAAGCTTATGTATTCATTATTGATAAAATCATTGAACTTTTTGTTCTTCTTGAAACAACAGCAATAAAGATTGCTACAGAAATGGTTATTGCTGTTATTAAAATATTCTTTGGAATTGTCAAAGGTACCGTTGCTGTTGTGAAGGGAATCATCAGTATTTGGGCAAAACTTCCAGCAGGTGTTGGCAAGGGAATTGGAATGATTGGCTCATTAATTGCTGGTCTAATGCGTGGAATTGGCGACAAACTTGCTGGTCTATGGGGTATTGGTGGAAAACTCAAAGATGCTCTTTATAGCGTTGCTGATGGGTTTGAAAAAGCGAGCAATGCTGTAGAAGGTGTTGGCGGAGCAGCAACAGCAAAACTTGAAAGTGGAATTGATGCCATCTTTACCCCGCTTGAAAACGGAATTAGTGGTCTTCAAAACAAAGCTGTTGGCTTAGTAAGGGGTATTAGTGGGGCACTTATTAAGGGCGTAAGCAGCCTGAATGGTGTTGGCGATGCTGTCATGAATGTTGTTCAGGGGATTCAAAATAAACTCCTTGGTTCTGTTGATATAGCTGCAGATACTGCAAATGCTTTCATTGGCGGGTTTAGTGATGCAATTGCAGGTGCTGGTAACGGCATTGTAGATTGGCTTGCAGGTCTTGTTGATGGCAATGACATCAAGGAGAAGATTGGTGACTCACTCAAGGATGCTGTTAAAAATGTCGCTAAAGATCCATCTGCAGCCAATGAAGCTGGAAGGGCAATTGCTGACGCTATTGGTGAAGGAATTAAGTCTCTTAAAGACAACTTCTACGACAAAGTTATTTCAAACCTTTCTGATTCGCTTGGAAAACTCAAAGATCAAATTACAAAAGCTCTTGAAAAGCAGAAAGACCAATCCCTCAAATTCTTTGATGACCAAATTGCAGCCATTGATGCACTTGCTGCAGCAGATGCTGAACTCACCGCCGAGAAGCAAAAGCAAGAGGATGAAAGACTTCGTATTGCCGAAAGAGCGCTTCAGCGTGACTCCTATCTTAAGAATCGTGCTTTGGCAATCTATGAGGGTCGCATTGATGACGCTCGTACATTGGGGCTTGAAGAAGCAAAGAATCAACAAGAGTTCAATAAGGAAACAGAAAAGAATGCAAAAGATGCACAGGCTGCAGCGAAGGCTAAGAATGTTGAAGCAGCCAAGAAGGTTATTGAAAACCAAAAGCAAGTTGCTTCTGATCAGTTTGATAAAGACCTTGAAGATTTCCAAACATTTATTGAAAACATTGGCAAGAATGGAACACTCACAGCAGCTGAACTTACAACTCAATTTAATGAGCTGAAGGCTAGAGCTGACCTCACATCATCTGGAATGCAAGCTGCTTTCCAAGGGTATTACAATGCCCTCCCAACATTAATCGCAAACAACACTGCTCCAACTGTTGGGTTCTTTACATCAAGCATGGATGCTCTTATTGCAGGTGCTGCTGCTAAATATGGTCTCGACACTGGAACAACCGACCCGGCAACGATGCTTGGTATCACCAATGGAATGATGAGCAATCTTGGAACCGTTTACACAACAGGTTTCACGACCGTTGTGGCTCCTGCATACAATGATGGTCAAGAATTGCTTGCGGGTATTGCAAGAGAGTTTGCCGACCCAAGTGCATCAAATCCAAAGAGCGCTGCGGGAATCTATGCATCAGCAATTGCTAACGCAACAGCAGCCGTTCGTGCTGAATTCATGAAGATGAAGACTGATGCAAGCTCTGCATTTGCTGAAGTTGTGGCTGCAATTAATGATGAACTTAAAGGTTTGGCAATTACTAAGGCAATTGCTGACGCAGCGGAAGAGCTTAAGAATACAGGTGGAGGAACTGCTCCATCAGGTGGTTCGGCTACATCACCTGCAACAGGGGTAACTGGTCCGACAGCACCAACAGGATTCGGTCCGCTCGGTCTCACTCAAACTGCATTTGAAGCATTAGCTGGCAAAGATAGATTATTTAAGCTTAATGACTCTAATGATTATATTAAATCCGCAAAAGCGGCTCTCGCTTTCTATGGCTATACAGGATTTGATGTTAATTCAACGAAAATGGGTACAGGAACAGTTGCTGCTCTGAAGAGCTTCCAAAAGAAATATCCTGTTGGCGGGAATAACGATGGAAACCTTGGACCATCCACAGCAAAAGCTCTCGGTCTATTCAGTGGTGTTGGTGTCCAGAAGAAGTTTATGGGCGGAATGATTAAGAGAGCTGTTGGCGGAGTTGTTCCCGGATATTCAACAGAGGGTGTTCCTGCAATCCTTCACGGTGGAGAATATGTAATTAGCTCAAAGGCTGTCCAGAATCTTGGTCTTGGTCTTCTTACTCAATTGAATGGTCTCAAGCATGGTGTCCCATCATTCAATGTTCCTAAGCCACAAATGCCAAGCGCTTCTGGTCTCAACATGAGCGTAACCAGTCATAGCCAGAGTGAAACTACTCAGAACTACAACTTCTATGTTGACAACTTTATCGGTGAAGACCAGTGGTTTGAATCAATGATGAAAGACTACAACATTAAGGTTGTCCCAAATAACCAAAAAGCTGCCGGTCTTGAATCAAGAGTCGTTAGAACTTATAATGGTATAAACAGGGGAATGTAAATGAGTATTGTAAAACTATTGTCCCTAGACGGGGTTGAGATCACAGAGCATAGTCGTAAGTATTCAGGCAGTGAATCTATTGCTGCATCCGATGTTGAGCTTGATTCTGGTATCAATAAAAGATATATCAAGAAGAACAAGAAAACAATGTCCCTCTCTTTCTCTTACCTCCCGAGTCTTTCTATCCATACAGTAGATGCTCGTGTTGGTCGCAACTATCTTCAGACGCTTGCAAATAAGCGGGGCAAGGTTGCTGTTTATATTCAGCTTGGTCCAGAAGAAGCACCACAGCAATATGACGCTTATGTTACAAGTTACTCAGAGACATTGATTAAAAGAGATGTTGCAAGTCAGTGTGCTTATTATGATGTCTCAATAGCGTTAGAGGAAGCGTAATGCCCGGTTATATAACTCATATTACCGAGAACTTAAAACTCGGTATTGACTTCTTTGGTATTGCTGTTTCACAAACTGGTATTACTTTATCTGGAGATTTATCAGCCTCAGCTTCTGGAACAAGAATTCGGACCATTGCGGTAAGTATTGATATAACTTCTGACTTGTTAATTTCGGGCACAGAGTTCCAGTACGAAAGAGTTGATATTCATGTCTACTCAAATGTTAATACTTCTGGCACAAAAATAGCGTTTACATCGTCTTCTCCTTCATTTGATCTTTCCGCAAGCCCCTCATCCATGAAGATTGCAAAAGCAGAGATATCCATCAGTGCAACCTCATCTGTATCAGCATCTGCTATTGAGATACAGAAGGCATTATCCGCTACATCTGGTGAATTATCAACAGCTGTCTCTAGTTTGGCAATCAAAAAAGCTGCTGCATCAATTAATGCCTCATTGGAAGTTTTGGCTGATTCCCATGAGATTGTAAAAGCAAGTGTTTCCATTAACGCCATGCTTACAACGGTATTAGTCGGTAAGAAAATTAACTTTGCAACGGCAAGCATCAGTACTTTAACACCAAGCCTATTTGTTAACATGATAAGGTTTAAAGCAAATGGGGCTATAGATACATCCAACTATCAAACATTATTCGTAATTGATGGCAGTCCATTAACAAACCAAGGTCGTACATTTAGTAGTGATTTATCTCAGGTTATTATTGAAAACAAGAATTGGAATAACGAGAAGTCAAGGTATTACAAGAGGTCGGGTTCAGCGGGCAGAAAAACATTCACCTTGGCTTGGACATACCTTCCTAACTCCAGACAGGACACGATTGACAGAAGACATGCTAGAGACTTCCTGAAAGGTATTGCTAATGACCCTGATGTTCACACTCTCAAGATGATTAACGATGATTCAAACAACACAACTCCATACACTGAAACTCAATATCAGGTCTTTATAAAAGACTATTCAGAAACCCTGTTAAGGAGAGATTTGATTAATGGTGTATACTATTGGGACTGTAATATGACATTGGAAGAAGTGTAATGCTAACTAAAGACATTTATGGGAAAACACTGTCTGATTCTTTCAATACAGCTATTAGCGCATACGCTCAAAAAGTAAAACCTAGAGTTAAAATTCAATGGCTGGATAGCCGTCATATTGATAACTTAACAACAACCACTAACTCAGCGAATGTTGCCGGAGAGAGAAGCTCTAGCTACTACTTCAGTCCACAAAATTCTATGAGTGGAAATGACAGACAAGGCTTCACTTGGGGTGTATGTGATTCCAAGGATGTTAATGGTCAAGTAATCACCGCTGATGGCACATGGTACACAATGCCAACAAATCTTGACGATCATTACAAGTACGGATGGTGGTCAACAAATAAAAGTCAGTCATCCGCATCGGGAACATACAATGGTTATGGTTTCGTTACTGAGCCATATGTTGAATATACTTTTACACAGAGAAAAGTAAACAGAATTAGGGTTGCAACATCTGAATTCAATGGTCGAATTAAAGATTATACTTTATATGTTTATAACTCAACATTAACATTGATTCTGCAAGAAGATGGAACAATGCCTGATGATGCTTATTTTGTTGATCATTGGGTCTCAGCAGCCCTTGCTTCACAAGATGTTTATAGAATCAAAGTCCTTGTTCACTCAACAAAGAACCCTGTTGATAATGCAAGGATTCAAGAGGTGTCTCCTATTTATGAAACTGATTTGACAGATTATGTCATCTCTCATTCAGTTGATAGAACAAGGGACTTGCATGATACAAGCTTGCCAATTGCTGGCACAGGTTCTTCTTCTGCATCCATTACGCTAGATAACACAAATAAAGAATTTAATATGTTCAGCTCTGGATCAATATTTGGACCTTATATGAAAAAAGATTTAAAGATAACTATTGCTAATGGTTGGAGGATTAAGAAAACAGATGATGTCATTTCAACGACACAGCTTTTGAGTTCAATATCAAATTCCTCTTCAACAATCATGGTTAAAGATGGGGATATCTTTCCTGATGGTGGTGCAGGTAATTCTTTTGTAATCATTCTTTCCCCTAATACTCAGGATGAAGAATATGTTCTTGTCTCCAGTAAGTCTGGAACAAGACAATTGACAGTTGAATCTCGTGGTTATGGAAATACTGTTGCAAAAGCCCATTCAGCAAACGCTACTGTCACATTTGACCCATATGAGTATGTCCATGCCGGGACATTTTATGTTGATGAATGGTCAGGTTCTTCATCAATGCAGGTCTCCATTAAAGCTAATGACGCATCAAAGTTCTTGACAGAAAAGCAAATTACAAAAGGTTTCTTCTTGCAGACCACAACTGCTGGCGATGCTATTGGGAATCTATTGATGATGGGTAATTTCCCACAAGCTGACTACAAACAACTTGTCCGTTACATTGATGAGCCAAAGAGGATTGGGGCAATTGCTCAGTATTCTTTTAATGAACCAACAATTGATAGATCAGCCAATGTCGTTGTTCCATCAACAGGTTTGAGAGCAAGGTTCTGGGGTATTCCAAGCGGTAAAGAATATCTTGTAACAGATATTGTTGCTGATGCAATGGATAAACAATTATCAGATATGGACAAAGCTCTTGGTCTCAAGGCATTCATCTCCCCCAGCTATGTTGCGCTATCAAAGGATCTGGTTGATTCAAATGCGGGTGCAGCCGTATCTCTTGAAGATTACGAGTTCACATCTTTTGGGGGTGAGGTCAATGATATTTATTACAACGGTGTTATTGATGGATACTATATTCCAAGCGAATCTGGTGTTCAAGAGTTATTTATGAAAGTCAAGAATGGCGGTGTTCGCGTATTCTTTGATGAAAATTTAATTATTAATGAATGGTTTAATCATGTTGGAGTATTAACTGATGTATCAAGCACTATATCCCAAAATCTTGATTTAGATGCTGGTATTCCTTACAAGATTAGAATCGAATTCTTTCACACATTCAACACATCGGTATATCCGACATCCGGTGAGATTGTTGCAGCAGGTCTTCCCTCAACACTTTACGCAACATCTGCTTCGTTACAGACAGCTGGTAACATAACTTTAACTAATAGACCTATTGTTGAAAATGATGATGGAACAGTAAGCACTCTTCGCTCAATAAGTTTTAATGATGGAGCCAATGAAGTTGTTATACCAACAGTTGTTAATGGAATTATTGTTGATAACACAACTGCAATTAATCACTACATTGCAACCGGTTTTCATCTTGGAAAGTTTGCAACAGGTGCAACAACAGCAGCTTCAATTTATGCTGCAGCCCTTCATACAATCCAAGAAGCTTGGATTGATTTGGTTCAACCCTCAAAGTTTGATTTGGAATTCTGGAGATCAATTGGCGGTACTGACGAAATAGTTCCAGCTACAGACTGCGCAACCATCGTAGCCTTTGACGCAATAGGCTCTAGGGATGCTTCTCCTGTGATTTCTAACAAGAATGCCAACCACCACAAGAATGATGCAATTTATAACAACCTTCCCCTTCTCGCTCAACCAACAGGGTTGGTCTCTGAACCGGACAATAAATCTGTATCCTTGACCGGAACGAGCTATATAAGAATCCCCTACCACTCATCACTTGACATCGTAAATAGTGCTAGTGTGAATTATACTGGTCGTTGGTCAATAGAGATTTTTGCAAAGTTTCCTAGCGTATTTGCTAGTGGCGGAGAATACTTGTCAAACTGGAATACGGGAGCTGTCTCCAATGGTTTTGCTTTCTTCAATACATCATCATCTCATGGGTTTAAGATATATACAGCAACGGGGTTAGTCACGGTGTCTTCATCAACAGCTCTCTCAACCGCAAATTTCTCTCACCTTTTAGTTACATGTGATGGTTCTCGTGTTTATTACTATGTAGATGGTGTTCTTAAAAATTCTACTGCACTAGCATCTGCACCAATTACTTGGGCTTCAGATGATATTACAATTGGTGGTAGAGGTTCTTCTTATACGGAGTATGTTGATAATGTAACGCCTTATGGAGAGACTGCTCCATCTTCATACGCAAACTTTGTAATTGATGAGTTTGCAATTTACAATACATTTTTAAGTCAAGAGCAAATAACTAATAGATACATTGCCACTAAGATTCAACCATTAACTGTGTTCCCTTTCTTGTACGGTAATGATAATAGTATTAGAGAAATTATTGACACTATCTCTTTGGCTGATTTTGGTCGTATGTATATTGAAGAAACAGATAACTCAAGGTATGACCACTTCAATAGATTCTTTGAGTCTTCAATTGATCAACACGCAAATGTCCAAGCGTCAATTTCTGGCGATACACACATCACATCCGCTGACTTCAGTGTTCAGCTTCAAGTTAACAAGGTAACGGTGAATATTGCCGGACTGACATCAATCCTTCAGGGTCGTCAAGGTCTTTGGAACGCAGAAGACCCAACAACTCTCGGTGTTGTCACACTGGCTGCAAACGCAACATCATCTTCAACAAGTATTATCGTTGATACAACCGACAATCCCCCATTCCCGAAGAACGGTTATTTAAAGATTGATAGTGAGATTGTAAAATACACATCGATTACATCAAATTCTTTCAATGGTCTTGAGAGAGCGCAGTTTGACACAGTTGCTGCTGCACATACCACAGCAGCAAAAGTGCGGGAAGTTAAATATTACGACATCAAATATGACAAAGCTCCTGCCTTCGACATCCAAAGCCCCTTCATCAGTGCTATTCGCTATGAAGACCCAGACCTTGTGGAAATTCACAGGTTCTTGCCAACGGCTTATGGTGCTGAGTTAATTATGGTCGCTTCAAACTCCGTTGAGGCAAATAGTTTTGCTTACCTTCAGGGAACAAACCCCCTTACAGGGGAAGTCCAATTGACATCAATTGCTGGTACACCGATTCTTACCACAGAACAGGCAAGTCAGGTTAAGACGCAGAGCGGAACACTTGCTTCAGACATTAGAAAATACGGTCTAAAGGAAATTGTAATTGATAATCCTTATATTACAGATGCAGAACACGCTACAAAAATAGCTAATTTCATGATTTCCAAATTGGCGGAACCTGTCCCTATTATCAATATCAACGCAATGGCTATGCCTAAACTACAATTGGGTGATAAGATTCGCATTACCTCTATGAATTCACTTGATATAATTAATAGTGATTACTGGGTTGTCTCCCACAGCATGAGTGTTGGAGATTCCTTAGATCATTCAATTACATTAAGGAAGGTTGTCTAATGGCAAGAATTAGAATTGCTTCAACATCTGGTGCTTCTGAAAACACAATTGTATTCTCCCCTGCTGGTGGTCACTCTCATAACGGTAGAAACTCGTCATTAATTGATTCAACTGCTTACTCAATTTATGATTTCTCTCCGACCTTTGTTGGAACAGAGGTAAATCCAGATAGATCTGTTCGTCAAGAGAATAACCGAATCGCATTTGAAGATTTAATTAAGAGGGTTGTTAATAACTCCGTTCTTGCACCTGCCGGTATCCGCCTAGAGCCGGGGTCATTGAATGGCTCATTAATCATTGCTAATACAATTACAGCAAATCAGCTTGCTGCTAACACAATTACTGCAGCTGAGATTTCTGCAGGAACAATTACTGCTAATGAGCTTTCATCAAACATTGTTCTGATCAACAATAGAATCACAAGTCAAAACTGGAATGGCATTATTGAGTCTAATGGATCAATTTCAAACATAGGAACAGTTGGTTGGGCTATAACAAGCGCAGGAGAGGCTGTTTTTGATTCATCAAAGATTCGTGGTTCGGTTGCTGCAAACTCTCTATTGACTCCGAACCTTACAATCTCAAATACTGGTGCAATAAGTAGCACCAGTTTTAATGTAACTGCTGGTGGAAATGTCACAGCAACTAACGCAAACATTACTGGAACAATTACATCGGGATCAGGAGCAATTGGTGGTTGGACAATTGATACAGCAAGAATATATGGCGGTTCAACATATCTTTATTCCAATGGCAGTATGGCAATTGGAGCTACAACCATTGCTTCCAATGGTCAAATAACCAATGGTGGTTACACACTTTCAGCAGCTGGAGCATTAACAGCAACTGGTGCAAATGTTACTGGAACAATTAACGCTGATTTCGGAAGAATTGGTGGTCTAGAGTTGAGCGGTTCTGACTTATTCGCTGGAGATTATGTTGGGGATAATTCGTATGGTCAGTATGTAAAGTTAGATTCTGTTGGTGAAATACAGGTTTATAGAAAAGATTTTAATTACGGTATTGGTGAATACTATGTAAGAGTTGACATAATGGGTTCGGAACCGGGAATTAAAGTTCTGGGGACTGCAGATGGATCTTATAATGAAACACGAATAGTATCAAGTTTTGTTTCAACCAAGGATGTGATTCTTAATGGAACATCCCTTATAACTAGATTGGCTGGTAAAGCCAATACTCATTCACACCCCTATGCTTCGGATCCTCATAATCATAGCAACTATGTTGCTACAGCTGGAGACACAATGACAGGTACTCTATTTGGAACTAGTATTGATATGTCTAACAACCTTCGTTATGGGGGGCAGGTTTATTCTGATGCTGCAAATGGTTATGCCGAATTCGGAGCCGTTGGCGCACCGGGGAGTGTTGGTGCTTATGTTTTTAGAATTAATCAAGATGAAACCCTTTATAATAAACAAGTTACTAGAGTTTCTACTGATAGACCAATCTATATAAATGCTGCTGGAACTTTATTTACTGGTCCAAACCATTCATCTTTGAAATATAAAGAGGGCGTTATTGACGCAAATATTGATGTAAATAATTTTCTTAATGTTGATGTTGTAAATTTTTACTATAAAGATGAATATTGGAATTTTGAAGGTGCTCCAGAGAAAGAAAAGCAATTAGGTGTTATTGTTGAACAACTTGACAGCCTTGGTCTTACAGATCTTATTGATTACTCCGATGGGGTTCCTAATGGGCTAAATAGTGAATTAATTCCTTTTTATCTATTGCAAACATGTAAAATTCAACAAGTCCAAATAGACGATTTAAAGGCTAGAATACAAGCCTTAGAAGGTGTATAATAGGTAGACATGGCTTACGAAAACTATTCCTTTGTATCTTGGACACCGGGGACACCTATCTCAAGTGACCGTCTGGGTCAGATGTCTACCAATATTGGTCAGGTTAAAGACGCTACCGATGACAACCCCAAGGGTATTATCAAGATCAAGACTATTTCTGGTACAACATTCGGTCCTTACTCATCCTTCAATACGGAGCATGAGATTATTTCCTTGGAGAATGAGGGTGGTGCTGGTGTTAATAACCTTGTTAATGTTGGCGTTAACCGTTATTATAGACTTACTCTTTCATTCCCCGGAATCAGTATCCTGAATGCAGGTGCAGAGGATTCAACTTACTTAATCACACTAAACGAGGGCACAACAGCTGCTCCAGTGGTTCTTTCAACTTGGAAAGCAACAGCTGGTCCATTTACTTTTGTTGATACAAATACTGCTAATGCAAATATTGCAAATCATAAACTTAAATCCTCTTCGTTTGCAACAAGAATTGGTGCAGGAACTTACTCAACAATTTTTGACAGTACAAGTTCTGGTATTACAAATAAAAGATACTATATTGGAATCACAAGAGATGATGGTTCCACTCAGAACAATAACCCAACCTTTCAGATTCTCACTAGCGATGCCAGAATGCAGTTTTATGCAGAAGACATCGGAGGGTCTGTATAACAAATGTCTTCAAGCCCGCTTGCCTCTCAGCGGAAAGACATTCCTTGGACAGATAGATCATCTGTCGGTGATTTAAACCCTAACTATGCAGGTGGAAAATACATAGACGATAAAGGTTATGTCCGAGTTTTAATGCCGGAACATCCTTCCAATATTAAAGGCTATATCTATGAGCATCGTGCAGTCATTGAACACTACCTCCGTAGATTCCTTAATCCGTGGGAAACAGTTCATCACATTAATGAAATTAAAAGTGATAATCGTGTAGAGAATTTGTTTCTTTGTACACACCCTGAACATAGTGCAATTCATAGAGAAGGAAAGCGCCCAACTCAGGATCATCGTGATAAGCTACGAGCCAATATGAAACAAAGAAAAAAGGTTGTAAAGAAGAGCTTGAAACCTCGTTTTGATGCCCGACCAAAAAAAAACAATTTTGAGTGAAAAACGCATTCTTTGCGTGTACAATTATCCTTATGAAAATTTGTGAAACCGAAGGATGCCCATTGGAGTTTGAACCCAATACGGCAAATCAAAAGTATGCAGACGCATCGTGTAGAAAATCAATCGACACAATGGGTCTTTGTAAATATAGAAAAGAGAATGGATTAGTTCCAATGCCTAAAGATGCATTAACAGGGGGGGAACCCCAAACAGAAACAGAATTGAAGATTAGCTATACGAAGCTTCTTCAGGAATATGAGAAGATTAAGACAAAGGAAGATCATCTTGCCAATGCCGTGTTCAGAGCGGTTAAAGAAGGATTGTCTGACTACAAGTATGTCCCTATTCCAAAACCCCCTGCTGACCGTAGGAAGGGCACTGAGGAGGTTGCAGTCGCTGTCATCGCAGACTGGCAATTGGCTAAGGTTACTCCTGACTATAACACTGAAGTCTGTGAACGCAGAATTGACCAGTACGCAGACAAGATTATTCACCTCACTGAGATTCAAAGACAAGACCATCCTGTGCGTGAAATTCGCATTTGGGCACTGGGAGACATTGTTGAGGGTGAGCTAATCTTTCCCGGACAAAGCTTCCTTGTAGATGGTGGTTTGTATCGTCAAATTACTGTTGATGGTCCAAGAATCATGAAGAACTTTATTACGAAGATGCTTGCCAACTTTGAGAAGGTTACATTTGTCGGGGTCATTGGTAATCATGGTTCCATTGGTGGTCGTGCAAGGCGTGATCATGACCCAGAAACCAATGCTGACAGAATGCTTTATCGTATTGTTGAACTGATGTTTGACGGAGAAAAGCGTATCTCTTTTAATATTCCGGATGGTCGTGGTGAACGCCATTGGTATGCGATTGATTCAATTGGCAAGTATAAGTCATTGCTTATACATGGAGATCAGTTCGGTAGTCTTTCGTCATTCTATTCTTTTCAGAAGAAAGTTTATGGATGGAAGATTGGAGGAATTGAACGCAAAGATAATGATGGGAATCTTATTGATGAGTTCAATGATGTTTACTTTGGACACTTCCATACTCCAACAAAGATGACATTTAATACAGTGCAGTGTCGTATTTCTGGTAGTCCAGAATCAACTAACACTTATGCTATTGAGGTTCTAGGAGCTGTTGGTCAAGCTTCACAGCCTTTGATGTTTGTTCACCCCGAGAAGGGTATTGTCACAGCAGAGTACACTTGCTGGTTGGATTGATAATTAAGTTTATAGAAATGAATATAGAGAGTAAGAGATGCTAACAGCAAAACTGATTCAAAATAAATTCTATTTGTATTCCGGGACTATCGTTAAAATCAAGAAAATAAATAAATCTGTAAATAAGATTTATGTTGAAAAGCTTATTGATGATTCTAGGGTTGTTATTCCATTCCAACAAAATGAGCTTCTTTTAAAGCGTATTTATACTGTTGGTGAAGTTGCTAAGATTGTTGAAAGAAGACCCGATACAATACGGAAGTACGAAAAGAGAGGGTTGATACCAAGTGCAGAAAAATTTGGTTCTGAATACGGTGCGTATTCCTCTTGGCGGTACTATAATGAAGACGATGTTTATCAGATGGTGGAGTTTTTTAGCTCCAGAAATCCGGGTAGACCAACGAACGATGCTGGTATCAGCATTGATAATAAAATAAAAACACTAAACAATAAAGTTAAGTTAACAACAAAGGAGCGTTATGTCTCAGGAAAATGAAATTGAAATTTGGGCATCTATCGGTGTTACCAAAAATCTTGGCAACTACGAATCACTTAGGCTAGATGCCGGTGCAAGAACCAAAGCTTCATCCACAGAGGATGAGAAGGCTTGGGAGAAACTATGGGCATCCATTGATGCTCAGATTGAAGCGAAACTCCAAGAACTGGATAATGGCACTAGCAAGTAACTGGAAGAGAAATGCACTCTGTGCGAGCGATCCTAAACAGTACACTTGGTGGTCTTATGATAAAGACGACATTGCTTATGCAAAACAAGGTTGTTCTCGTTGCTCGGTTCGTAGAGAGTGCTTTCTTTCAGCTTGGGAATCGGATGAATTCTATGGTATCAATGGTGGAATCTCAGAGTTTGAGTTTCTGTTAAAGACATGGAAGAAGTCCAAAAAGGAATCCAATGTTAACTGGAAAAGAACTGATAGAGATCTTCAAAGAATCATGCGAGAAATCGCATAAGCTTTTTATACCAGACTCTCCAAGGCAAGAATCCGTTGCGGATGCCTTGGCAAAACATTATGATAGTGAAATACTTGAAAAAGCCGTTAACTATTATATTAAAAAAAATCACGGTCCATTTTTAATCTTTGACTTTGCCATTGAATCACGCACAGTGTTTGATAAGGTAAAGTTTGAAGAGGAAGCAAAAAACCGTTTCCGCAACTTAGTAAAAGAAACCCACGACAGATTGGCATCTGATGAACTATGAAGTTCGACTTCTTAATTCCATTATTGACACAAAAGATTTCGCATCTGCGGTTAATGGTGGTGTTGAGAATATGTTTATTGAATATCGTGATGTATGGAACTTTGTTGTTTCGCATTATGACCAACACAAGAAAGTACCATCCAAAGAAACTGTAAAGCAGCACCATCCAGAATTTGAATTCTTTGCTACTCCAGAGCCATTATCCTATTATCTTGAGGAAGCTAAAAAGGAATCACTGTCTTATCAGACAAGAGTGATTGTTTCCAAAGCTAATTCAATCCTTAATGACTCTGGACCGAAAGAATCACTTTCGTATTTAATGGAAAGCACATCTAAGCTTTACAAGTACGCAAGTAATCTTAAAGACACAGACCTTGCTGGCGAGTGGCGTGATAGATACGAAGACTTGAAGGAGCGGTCAATCAAGGGTGCTGGAGAACTACAAGGTATTCCTAGTGGTATTGGTGTAATTGATAAATCGTTTGGTGGTTGGCAACCCGGAGACTTTATTGTTCTTCTCGGTTGGACAGGTGTTGGTAAGTCATTCATCGCTAGATTGTTTGCGGTTAACGCTTGGAAAGCTGGCTACAGACCACTGATCATCTCTCTTGAAATGAATAAACAACAAGAGGGTCAGCGTCTTGACACACTATTGAACAATGGTGAAGGTCACTTTACTAACACAGACTTGGTTCGTGCTAACCCTAATGTTGTTGATGGTTATGAGAAGTGGGCAGAGGAAACCTTTGCGGGTAAGCATGCTATCCATCTTGTTACATCAGAGGGGCTGGAGACAGCTGACCAGAACATGGTGCAAGCAAAGATTGACCAGTATCAACCGGACATTGTAATCCTTGACTATCACGGTCTATTTGACGACTCAAGCGGTGCGAAGAATGAAACAGAGAAGGCTAAGAACCTTTCTAAGGCATTCAAACGCATGGCTGTTAAGAACGGGGTGCCAATCATTGATGTGGCAGCAGTAACTATGAATGATGGTCACTCAGAGCGACCACCAGAATTAGAAGAAGTCGCTTGGAGTAAGCAGTTGGCATATGATGCTGACTTAGTGTTGGCAATCCATCGTGATTACAACTCTGACTTATTCCAAGTGGTATCAAGGAAGGTAAGGCGGTCAACTCATTTTGGTTTTCTCCTTCGTTGGAATTTAGACACAGGAAAGTGGGCAGAAGAATGGGATCTGTAAAGAATAAGAAAAAGAATGTTCTCTACGGGGAAGCTCAAGACATTGAGACAATCATTAGGCTAAGACCTTGGATTGAGGATGAATGTCGTAAGAAATACGGAGACTTTAGAAAGAGTGATCTTGTAACAGATTATGATGCAAAGACAGACATTTTCAAGTTCAAGCTCTTCTTTCACAAGTAAGATGGAAGATGAAATTCGTAAGCTATTTGATAGTTACAACATTGATGTAGCCTCAGATAGTGGTAATGAATTTAATATCTACTGTCCATTTCACAAGAACCTCCATAGTCCAGCTTTCTTTATCAACAGGAAAACTGGGCTGTGGCAGTGTTTCAACCCCTCTTGCGCTAAGCGAGGAAACTTTAGACAGCTTTATCGTCAGATAACAGGCAAGCCATACGGCAAGAGCATAACTCTTGACTCGGCTGCTCTGACTAATGAAATTGAAAGAGGATTCCGGGGCAAGGTTATCTCAAATGAGATTGATATTGATTCTGTCGCTGTTGATTATGACAACAACGATGAAACAATGTTACTGTCTAAGTTCCTTGATAGAGGTTTATCCCTTGACACGATGGACCATTTTGAGATTGGCTTCTCCAGAGTTAAGGAGAGAATTGTTATTCCAGTAAGAGACCCCAACTACAAGCTGGTTGGTTTTATTGGGAGAGCAACGACTGATGAACAAGAGCCTAGATACTTATACAATAAAGGATTCAAGCGAGCTGATGTGTTATTCAATATTCAGAATGCAAAGAAACACCCTAGTTGTATAATTACAGAAGGCAGTGTTGACGCAATGATGGTTCACCAAGCTGGCTACCCTAATGTTGTGTCAACACTCGGTGCTCAAGTTAGCAAAAATCAAATAAAAATGCTCAAAAGGTATTTTGACGAATTAATTATATTTTCCGACAACGATGACGCAGGAATCGCCATGAAGAATGATATAATAAACCTCTGCCGAGGCAAAGTTCTTTCCGAGGCAAAGATAGCTGATGGTTGTAAAGACCCCGGCGAAATGAAAAAAGAACAAATCACACACAGTATTGAAAACAAAATTTCAATCATATAACAAAAGGAAAACAACATGACATTTGCAAGTATTAAATCACTTCAAGACCTCGAAAAGAGCGTCACACCTACACAAAACAAACAAGGAACTGGAATCAAGAAGTATTTCAGCCTTTCATCAGGAGATTCATTTAAGATTCGTTTCCGTCAGGAACTTACTGAAGATGCATCATTCTTTGATGAAGAGGTTGGTACAGGAATCACTGTTCCTGTTGTAACATCACCTATTAACTGGAAATGGCGAGCAGCTTCTACTTCCTCACTAGAGAAGTTTAACTATCGTTGTTGGGCAACCGAACAGGCTGTCCATGACAAGGCTTGGAAGCCAAAGCCCCATTTGCTTATCAACATCGCTGTTGAGATTGAACCCGGAGTTTGGGAGCCTCGTGTCCTAGATACGACATTCAACCAGCGCCATATCGGTATGATTCTTATTGAATATGCAAAGGAATTCGGAACGATTACTGACCGTTACTACAAGTATTCACGCACAGGATCATCTGCATCAGATACAAACTACAGTTTGATTCCTCTTTCGCAAGGAGAGATGCCATCTGAAATTACTGAATTGCCGATGCATCAGCTTGATAGCATGTACCTCACTCTCTCTTATGATAAGCAAGAGAAGTTCTTTACTACTGGAGAAATTGCCAAAGATTCTTGGTGATTAATTAACTGCTACGGTAAAGCCCCGCCTACAAAGCGGGGCTTTATTCGTATGAAGGCATAAATGAAAAACAAAAATATTGTTCTTGACCTTGATGGTGTTATTGCTGATATTGCTTCGTCAATTGATGAGTATATTACATTTACTGGTGTAAAAGAGCGTTACGACTATACACATTGGTTAACATCTGATCATGATGATGAAGAAGCAATGAAGCTATTTAATGATCCTATGTTCTGGAAGAACTTAAAGCCGTATGAAGATGCTTGGCATCAAGTTAATAAGTGGTTTAGTGATGGAATCGATGTCCATATTGTTACTGCAAGAAGATGTGATGCTGCAATCAAGAACACATCTCCTTGGCTTGATGGATGGAGGATTGCAACGCTTGAACCTGTGTTCACAGGAATCCATGAAAAATACAAAGTAATCAAAGATATCAATCCACAATTTGTTGTTGAGGATAATCCCAACGAAGTTCAAATTTTAATTGATAACGGAGTGAACGCTTTTCTCAGAAAGCAGTGGTACAATGAGCCATACTGGGAAACCTTACCGACCATAGAAACCTTATACGATATAGATTGGAACTAAGTGACTGATTTCGTACACTTACACTGTCATTCCGAGTACTCACTCCTTGATGGAATGTCAACCCCCACAGAGATTGCAAAAATCTCTAGCACGAATGGTCAATATGCTGCTGCAATTACTGACCACGGCACGATGGGCGGTGTCTTGAAGTTTCAAGATGCTTGCAATAAGCAGAGCGTAAAACCAATCTTTGGTGTTGAAGCTTATTTTGTTCCGTCTATCAACACAGATGCTCAGACAAAGTATGAGAGATTTCATTTGATTCTTCTTGCGAAGAACAACACTGGTCTTCAAAAGCTTTTTAGAATCTCACAAACTGGTTGGACAGATAACTTCTACTACAAGCCTCGTATTGATTTCAATCTTCTTGAAGACATGGTTGATGATGACATCATTGCATTGTCCGGTTGCATGGGCGGTCCAATTTCAAAAGCTATTGAGGCTGGCAACTATTCACGAGCAGAAGAATTATCTGAACGGTTTATCAAGATCTTCAAGGATGACTTCTATTACGAAGTACAGGCTTGGAATCCAAAGAACCTAAACGACTCACTTATCAATCTTGCTAGTACCTATGGTAAAAAAGTTGTAGCAACTGCTGATTGCCACTTCCCTACACACGATGACCGTGGACCAGAAGAAGTTCTCCTAATGGTTTCTCAATACCCAAGTTTAAATGCGGGTGATATTCGTGTTGCTCAGCAGAATCTTCATGTCATCCATGATGAGAACGCAAGTGTCATTGACAAGATGAACGCTATGTACCCAGAACGCTTCTTGCGGTTTGACCACATCAATCCATACATTGCTAAAGCTGATGTTGTTCAGTCATGGTTCAAGGATGCTGGTTACGATAATATTGAATACCTTGAGAACACAATGGAAGTCGCTGATAAATGCACAGCGACAATTGCGACTAAGAGAAACCTTCTCCCAAAGTATTCCAAGGTTCTTGATTCAAACTTCTATCTGAGAGAGATTGCTGAGTTTGCAATTCAGACAAACAAGCTTGGTGCTGAGTATCAGGAAAGACTTAATGAAGAACTTGGAATCATTGAACAACTTGGCTTCTCTGATTATTTCTTGATTGTATGGGATTTGGTTAAGTGGGCTGATGAGAACGATATTGGTCGTGGTACAGGGCGAGGTTCTGTTGGTGGTTCTGTGCTTGCTTATCTTCTTGATATCTCAAAGGTTGACCCATTGAAATATGGACTCCTCTTCTCACGATTCATTAATCCAGAACGAAATGACTATCCGGACATTGACTTGGACTTTGAGGACAAGCGCAGAGGGGAAGTACGAAACTACCTCCGTGATAGATGGGGTCATGACAATGTTGCTGCTATTTCAACATATGGTGGATTCAAACCTAAGTCTGTAATTAAAGATATCTCTCGTGTCTATCAAGTTCCATTTGCTGAGATTAACAACATCACTCCATACTTTGAAACATTGCAGGAACTTGAAACATCACCTAAAGGCAAGATCTTCTGTAGTAAGTACCCAGATATCATTAAGCTTGCAAAGAAACTTGAGGGTCGTATTCGTAACTCAGGAATCCATGCTGCTGGCATGGTTGTTTCATCAATCCCTCTAAGCGATGTTTGCCCTGTTGAGACAAAGAAAGATACAAGTGGAGAAGGTCGTTCTATTGTTACTGCTTTTGACATGGAAGATGCAGAGGCAGTTGGTCTGATTAAAATCGATGTTCTCGGTCTAAAGACCGTTTCTGTTATTAAAGATTGCATCGCAAAGATTAAAGAAAATCGGGGCATTGATGTTAGTCAGCTTTCATTAGAATTAGATGACCCAGAAGTATTTAAGAACTTCAATGATGGAAATACAGTAGGTATCTTCCAAACAGATGCTGCTGCTTATCGTAACTTGATTGAAAGAATGGGTATTGATAACTTCAATGACCTTGTTGTATCTAACGCACTTGTAAGACCGGGAGCCTTGTTATCGCAGGGTCAGGTTTATATTGACTGTAAGAAGGGGATAAATGCTCCAAAGTATCCACACCCTATTGTTAAAGATATCCTTGAGGAAACATACGGAACGGTTATCTTTCAGGAACAGTTAATGCAAATGGCTGTACTCCTTGCTGACTTCACATGGTCAGAGGCTGACAAGCTTCGTAAGATCATTGGTAAGAAGAGAGATGCTGCTGGATTTGATGAGTACAAAGAAAAGTTTGTTAACAATAAATATATTAAGAAAGCAGCAGCTGAGAAAATCTGGGCGGAATTTGAACTAGCAGCCTTGTATATGTTTAACAAGTCTCACGCTGTTGCTTACTCCATGCTTTCTTATCAGACCATGTGGTTGAAGATTCATTACCCAATTGAATTCATTTGGTCACTTCTATTTAATGAATCAGCAGGTGACAAGATTACGGCTTATTTGATGGAAGCGCAAAGGGTGGGCGTAAAGATACTAGCACCTGATGTGAATCACTCGGATGAATATTTTTCGGTAAGCATCAAGGGCGAGGAGGAGTCAATTCAGTTCGGATTGTCTAATGTTGCCGGATGTGGTAACTCAGCTATCAAGGAGATTTTTGAAAAGCGACCATTTGATTCGTATGAGGAGTTTACTAACAAATGCAGAAAGTCTGCGGTGAAGGTAACTGTAAGAGAAAATCTAGAGAAGGTAGGGGCATTTAAATCTTTGGGTCATGTCTCGGCTTACGATCACGAGAAGTATTATCTTCCTGTATTGGGTTTCTCACTTAACACTAATGGTGAACAGAATGAAATGGATGAGTTTGTCGGGAAGCTTGCAGACTTCCACGAAATCACCTCTCCATTGACGCTGGTGAAGGCTGTGGTGCGTTCTACAAAGAAAACGCCTCAGTACCTCCGTATTGAGTTTGAAGACCATTCTGGCTCGTCTACGGTGTTTGCTGAGCGTAATACCGAACTTGCCACACGGGACTATATTTATGCTCTTATCGGGGATAGAACATTGCACGACTTCTGTGATGCATATGAGTATTACGATTCAAGCTTGTATAACTTCATGATGCTACGGGCAAAGGGACATGACCACGATTACGGCTGGTTGCATAAGACGGGTCTTGGAACTGCTGAGCAGGAAAAGACGCTGATGTATATCTTCCATATGCGCAAATTCATTACATCCACCGAGAAGGAAATGGCGAACCTCTACTGCTGGGATGGGGAGAAGATTTTCAAGGTCGTGGTGTTCCCGAACACGCTAAAGAAGATTAAAGGTATTCTTCAGACCAAGACATGGTTTGCAGCGAGGTTGGAAAAGATTGAAGACCAAAAGACACTGACACGACTTGACTCTTACAAGGTTGAGAGTGACAGTGGTATTATCTCTATTGAGAATTATATCGAAAGAAAAGGAATAAAGAGGGAAAGCTATGTTTGATGATATTATTAAGAATTCCAAGTGGTCTGAATCTCATGGCACAGTGGGGAATCATGCTGGAATGGGGATTTTTTACTATGCACTTCCTTATTCTTTGAGGGCGAGTAGCATTGTTTGCTTGGGTTCCGGTGCTGGTTTTGTACCAAAGTTGGCTGTTGAATCACAAAAGTCTTTAATTAAAGAAGGTCTACTTGGTCAATATAATGTCAACTTGATTGATGCAAACATTGGACCTTGGGGTTTACCAATATACACCGCTGAAGGGATTATTGGTTACCCAGAAATTAATCTTATTGTTGATAAGACAGATAACTGCCATCAATTGTTTGATTCAATTGACTACCTGCATGTTGATGCAGACCACACATATGAGCAGGTTTATAAAGACCTAGAGAATTATGGTTCAAAGATGAACAAACATGAGGTATGGGCTATTACTGTTCATGACACAAAGAATTCTTCTGATGATGATCATCCAGACATCGGATCTTATCGTGCTGCTGTGGATTGGTCAACGAAGTATGGACATGACATGCTCAACTTCCCTGTCGGTTGCGGAACTGCTGTCATTATGCCAAAGGTTGGTCGCTAATGGATAGATGGGAATACCTCATCTCCAAGGAGTACATGATTCGTCATCATATTTGCGAATACTATTTTGGTGATGTTGATACTGTTATCGATGTAGGGGCGTACAAGCAAAGCTTGATTAATGTAAAAAGAGTTGTACAAATTGATCCTCTCGGTTCAATGCCAGAATCTTTTCATGGCACAGTCAAAGAGTGGTGTAACAAGCAAGGTGAATTCTTTGATATCTCAGAGTGTGGAGTGATGGCTCTAGGTCTTGAAATCGAAGGAGATGACGGTGAGTGGAATTGTTTCTCTTCACTTGTTGAGCAATCAAAAGTCGCAATTATTGAGCATTCAGTTACTCATGAGCCTAGCGTTTTGCAATTCAATAAAATACTGGATACCACAGAGAAGAGGGTTACAACGATGATTAATTTTGAATTTTGTGATATGCAAACAGAAGGTTTCATTCCTCATGGTAAAAGGAAACTGGCTATTCTGGAAAGGAAATAATTTGAAGCTGTCATTGCACACAGACCAGTTTGTTAAGGATGCGAACGGCAAGTCCGGTTATTCGTATAGCTATTACAAAATGATTGAACATTTCTCTAAGTTTACTTATAGGAATGAAAAGATGACAATCCTTGATAATTCAAGTGAAGCAAATGCTCAGTTGTTTTATATGGAGCCTGAACGGTACAACCATCACAATATGCAGAACTTGCGTAGCCCTGATTTTATAAAATTTCATGACAATCAATACAAGATACAAGGAACGCATTTGGAGGCTACAAAAGTATGGGACCATTGGATTGATGCAATGAATTGTGTGGATGAGATATGGGTTGGCAATTATTTTGCACAAGATGCTGTTATTAATTCCGGAATTACAACTCCAACATATGTTTTTGAAATGGGAATTGATGAAATGTGGAAGCCTCATAGAAGAGGTGGAAACAGAAAGATAAAGTTCCTGCACATTGACTCAGCAAGTCCTCGGAAGAGGGCTGATATGGCACAGGCTGCCTTCTCTAAAGCGTTTCAGGGCAGGCATGATGTTTCTTTAACCTTGAAGTATCACGGTAATGAGAATACAGAAGGGTTTGGCATATCGTCAATGTTGGTACCTCGCCATGACAATATTACTTATATTCACGAAACTCTATCTCAAGAAGATTTAATTAAGCTTTACCATGATCATGATGTTTTGATTTACCCTAGCGAGGGTGAAGGCTTTGGGTTCATCCCCCTACAAGCCCTTGCTACCGGAATGCCAGTTATTTCAACAGGCTTATGGTGCTCGTATAAAGATCTCTTGGGTAGAAATATTATAGATGCTAAATTAGGCAAGACTCAGAATACTGGGTACACCTGTGGAGATGTTGTCCTTCCTGAAATTGATTCTTTAATTTATTTGATGAGAAGAGTGGTGGATAATTTTGATGATGAAGTAAATTATTATTTCAATCAAGCGCCATCTGTTTATGACAGGTATAATTGGCAAACGAGATGCGATGCATTTCTTAAGTCTGTGGTTAAAAGACTTGGCACAAAAACTTTCAACTAAAAACTTTTAATTAAATAAGGAGAAAAATGCTAGTAGTAGATAAAAGAAAAGGCGACCATATGCCTATTCATGAGGTTATTCCAACACCAAGTATCGGTTTGAATCGTGCGCTTGGGGGAGGGCTTAACTCAGGGGCAACCCATTTGTTCTGGGGAACACCATCAGTTGGTAAAACAACAATGTGTTTCCGGATTCTTGCGGAAGCTCAAAGACGAGGATACCGACCAGTCATTATTGACTCGGAGTATTCTTACAATGATCAATATGCTGCCAAGTGCGGTATCAATATTGATGATGTTGTTGTAATTCAATCAACAATTGTAGAAGAGATTATGAAGGCTCTCATCGGCTATTTGAATAACGATGTTGAGAAACACATCTTCCTGTTTGACTCTCTATCAAACATCATCAAAGAAGAGTTTTATGACAAGCCAGAAGGTGGTAAAGCAATGGGGCTTCAATCCCGTTCGCAGGGCTACCTTCTCCAGAAGCTTGTTAATTACCTCCACAAAGAACGGAACATTATGCTATTCGTAGCTCACCAGACCGTTGACCTTAGCGGAATGTTTGCTGTAACAAAAGCAAAGATGGGCAATACTGTCCACCACAACATGCACAATGTTGTAAAACTGTTCCTTTCAATGTCACAGAAGGAGATGGAGCGTGATAATACTCACACCATCACTTCACAAAGGGCTGTCTGGACAATTGAAAAGACAAAGCAGATTCCTACTATCGGCGCTCAAGGTTATTACTATGTTCTCCCTCAAGAGGGCAAGATTGATACTGACCGGGAGCTTGTTGATATTGCGGTTGAGATGGATATCATTCAGCGCAGAGGTGCGTGGTACTCTTATGGAACTGAGAAGTGGAATGGGATGACAGCTATTGATTTGTCTGAAAAGGTTAGAAGTGAAATTGCAACTCTAATCTTGGGTCGTGAGTTTGAAGAGGTGTGACATGGTTATCTATCTTCTAGTCATCGCCGGCATTTGTGTTGGAATTGTTTACAATCTAATTAAGTTTTACCAAGAGTTTAAGGAGACAATGGATAATACGGATATGGAGATTGATTAATGAGAAAAGAGCAAAGCACTCTTATCCACTTCCACATGATTACTCGTGGTTTATCAAACTATGAGACACCTTGTGGCAAAACTGGTGGTGATTACTATGTCACTCAAAATAAAAAAGAAGTAACCTGTAAATCTTGTAAGGAATACAATGAAAAGAAATGAAAAAGAAGAAACCAAGCGTGACGGGGCTAGACCAGTTAAAAACTCTGGTCGGGGATTCCGGAAGGGTGATGCAACGATGAATGAATTTGTTGTGGACTATAAACACAACGGCAAGACATTTACTCTCACAAGAGATGGATGGATCAAGCTGAGAAAAGATGCTTGGAGATCAACATATAAACATCCGTGTCTGTCTGTTGTCCTAGGAGAAGATTCCGATGTCAAGGTTGCCATCATTGAATGGCATGTATTTAAAGAACTGATTCGGGATAGTGATTATGAATAGCATTGTTTATGCTTTATTCCCAACCACTGTAACGCAATCGGTGTACCCGGATAGTGATAGTTTTCTTGAATTATTTTATCAGCATTGGGAAGGGCATTTCTCTGGTGGTTTATCTGGAGAATCGTCTGGTAGAAATGCTGTTCATCATCAAAAAGAATTTGCTGGACTTTTCACTTTCATTACTGAGTGTGTTCAGCAATATTTGGAAACAATTGGGATTGAGCACAGAAATTTTGATATAAATATTGTAAAGTCTTGGTTGAACTCCTCCACTAAGGCTCCTCTAAGAATGCACACTCATGGAGATTCTCATCTATCTGTTGTTTACTACGCAGCAACTCCCGAGGATGGCGAGCAAACTTTGACTTTTGTAGACTCTAGCCATGATAGAGATCCTTATGTGGGGATATCTGGATATAACGCAAAAGAATGGAATCCGTATGGTGCAAAAGCTTGGGACTTTGAAACACGCAAAGGGCAAGTTTTTGTCTTCCCATCAAACACTTTGCACTACAATACGAGGAAAGATGAGACAAACGCTGAAGAACCACTTGTTGGGAGTCTGGATGATATCAAGACAAAAAGAATATGCGTAGCTTGTGATATCCTACTTACATACTCCGATGTCTCAAGCAAGCATCTCGGAATCCAGCCAGTTACTCATTGGAGAAAGTTCCATTGAGTTATAAAAGAAAGATAAATAAATAAAATGCCGGAGCTTAATGCTAATATACCAATGATTGAATGTTATGTTAGAGGTAACTTCCTAAGAGACCAGTTGGACTCTCATGATAAATACTTTCCCTGCATGATTTTTGGAGTAACTAGCATTCAGGGGAGAAGTCCTCTGTTCCATTTCTTAATGGAAGATGGGGGTGTTTGGTGGAGAATGCCTATAAACGCTTTCTGTGAAAGACCGGGTGTACCTGAAGTTGATATTCACGAACTTGTTCTGTGGAACTCTTTTAGTCCTCATGTAGCTGTTACTGAGTTTCAAGCAATGAGAAATATGAGAATGGCTTATGTTGCTCGTTCTGGAGAGTTCGTAAACGCAAAATACCTATTTACACTTGATTGGCATGCACCAGATGACAACACTATAAACCTTGGTTTCAGCACAAATCCGGGTCAACACAAATGTGGTCATGTCATGCTTAGAGATGATGGGAACTATGCTATTCAGCCAAACAATAGAGTTAGACTGTTCGACCCTTCGTTTACGACCAAGACGGGAACTTTGATTGAGAGATTTGTCAACACTAGAAAATGGGATGTTGAGGATGCAAACAAGTGGAAAACATCTGATGATAATAGATATCACTATGACATCGAATAGCGGAAGAAAAAGTCTTGAACAAAGATATGGGATGGAAATAGTGGTGCTATGCTGTCGTGAGTGGAAGACGCACTACGGAGATGGGAAGTTTGGTAGATGTGGAATCTGTCATAAACAACCAAAGTTAATTTTAGGAAAAAAATGGGATGAATAGGAGAATGGAAAATGGCTGACATCGTGGTAGACCCGGATTGGCTCGCTGAGCAGATGGGTGATAAAGCACAAGAATTTATTGAGTGTATGAGGATTGTTCAAGACATTATTGATAATCCTCAGAACTATGTAGGAATGCAAGCTATTAAGTATTTAAATGTACTTTCTGGTTATAGAACAATGATGATTGTAAAATCACAAGCATTCAAAAGAAGATCAAGTATTATGTCCGAACAAGATAAGTTCGTTAATGATATCTGGAAAACAATGTACGAAGCGTTATTGGAAAATATCAATGCGTTAAAGATTGCTGCAAAAGGAGCATAAATGTTAAAAGCATTACAACAACTGAAGACACCAAAGGAACCGATTAATAAGGAGGACTTGGTTGAGAAGCTTCTTAATGACGCTATTGATGACCATCTTGCTCTAAGGAACAAGCCAGAATTTAAGAAGGTCGGTGGTTTTCACCCAAGTTACACAAACCAATGTGCTAGATATTGGCATTACCTATTTGAGGGTCAAGAGGTCACACCTTCCTTTAGATCACAGACTTATCGTATCTTTGATAATGGTCACGCTGTCCATGAGCGTCTGTATAGCTATCTCCGTGAGATGGGTATACTTGTTGCCGAGGAAATCCCAGTAACTCATACAGACCCTCCTATTGAGGGTACAGCTGACGGAATCATTGACTGGTATGGTCACAAACTGATTGAATTGAAGTCAATTAGCGCAGAAGGTTTCCAGTATCGCCAGTTCCATAACAAGCCAAAAGATGATCATTATCGTCAGGCTCAGATTTATATGAGGTGTTTGGACTTACCAAGTGGTTATGTTATCTATGAAAATAAGAACAATCAGGAGATATTACCTATCTTTATAGAGCGTGACGATGTTTTTATTGATAAACTGTTTACTAAGTATAATAAAATTTATACTAACTTCCTTGAGGGGGAGCTACCTAAACAACCGTATAAGAGGTCATCGGCGAAATGCGCTCAGTGTGACCTTGCTGCCATGTGTTGGGGTGAAGGAGAATTTAGCAAAACTACCGAGGTTGAAGAACCTTTCTAGGTATTGCTATGAAAAAAGATGTTCAACGAAGAGAAAAGAGTTTGCTCAAACGGTGATTGCAAAAAACAATTCGTAGCTAAAGTTTATAATGCTACCTATTGCAGTCCGGAGTGTAGAAAGATTATAACCAATAAGAAGCTATTGGAATCTTATCACACAAAAAAAGCTAATAAACATAAGAAAAGAATCTGTAAAACAAAAGACTGTACAACAATACTTTCTACTTATAATAAAGAAGATATCTGTGAAGCCTGTAAGGAAGAAAGGTATGTTCAAAGGTTAGTGTCGTGGGGTTGGGATGAAGAAAAGATTCGCAAGGATCAGAAGCAATGAGTCTCAATTATTTAAAGAAAGAGAAGGTCAATACCGTACTGGCTATTGACCCGGCTTCTCACTCACTAGCTTGGTGCATCATGCAAAGAATTGACGGTGAGTTAGTTCTTGTTAAGTCAGACAAGCTTTCTTTCATGAAGAATTCTACGATTGAAGACAAGTTCAGTCAAATTAAGTTTGGGATCACAAGTATCTGTAATTTATACAAGCCCGATGTTTGCGTCATTGAGCAGTCTGTTTATATTCAGAACTTTCAGACAAGCCGTTTACTTTCTTACATCATTGGCTTCACTTGGGGAATGGCATCCTTCACCTGTAAAAGAGTGATGGATGTCAGTCCTCTCGTATGGAGAAGTGGTGTTGGATATAAAAATCTAACAGGTAAAGATAAAGATGCCTTAAAAGAAAACGGGCAAAAAAAGAATATTGAACTTAAAAAGAAAGAAGAAAGAAAACGCAGAGTCCGTGTTATAATTGAAGAATATTTCAACGATGATGACCTTGACCTCGGTGACGATGACATTGTTGACGCTGTTGGAATAGCTATTTGGTATTGGAAAGTGGTTAACCCGGATGACTGATGTTTATAAAGACAAAGCTTGGTTGTACGAACACTATGTTCAAAAACGAATGAACTTAACAGATATTTGCAAGGTTTTAAAACAATCTTATAATATCGAAGTAACACCGCAAGCAGTTTATAACTGGTGCAAAAAATATGACCTCCTCAGATTTCGAGGCAAAGGTCGCAATCTTTCTTCAACAACATTGCGGAGACCAAAATCTCCTTTGCAAGAGCAAGTTGAGAAAAGAAGAAGAGAACAACAAAAAGCTAATAAGCTTAGAAAGAAAGGTATGGGGCGATGAAAAGAAGCGTCACTATTAAAGATATTGTCAATTTTGCAAGATTGGATATGATTTATAACCAGATCCGTATTATTGAAGCAAAGCAAAATCAATCACCATCAAAGTGTCTTGGTTCAGGTAAGTGTTGCAAGATTGGTCTTGTTATTCCAATGTTTGAATGTGCCAACATTGCCTACAATCTTACTCAGCAATACTATTTGACTCTTGAGGATAAAGGTGAAGACGCTGCTAAAGAATGGATGGCTGATGTTGTCAACTCTCTTAAACAAGCGATGTATGACGAAACATGGAAGTCCGGTGGAGAATCTGAAAAGCATTGTGCTTTCTACAAAGGGGGCTGCACAGTCTATGGGTTTAGACCGTTCGTGTGTCGTTCTTTCGGGACAATAACACCTGTTGATGATTTCTGTCCACGAGAAAGAAATGCTTATGGAAATATTGATTTCTATGCAGGGAAGCCTGTGCAGAAAATTGTTAAGGAATTTCAAGACATTATCAGAGAGTATGCATCAGACAAGCATGAAAACTACGATATGACCTTGTACATGCCTCTGGGAGTCCTTAGCTTCTTGCTCCAACCAGAAGAACTTACCGAACTAGCCAAAGACACCGACCCAAGATTCTGGATTGGTACATCTGGTTGGTACAACTATCGTGTTGAGTTTACAAAACAACATGGATATTCTATTGAAGAATTAGAAGCTGCTGCTGGTGAGGGCGGTAAGCAACTTGCATTTGACCCAGAGGCTTAAATAAAAATGGAGATTGTATGGAATGGCACAAGTGTTGCCCAAGTCCGTAATGAAGGTTACAAGGTAGCCGAGGATGAAATCTACAATCGTCTAATCCTAATGGGTGTTGAGATAGATCGTGATTGCATCATGCCATCAGATCTCAAGCCTATGGCAGAGGTTGGTATTGGTATTCAATATCAATCAGAATGTTATGACCATGTAGGTTACGATGTTTTAATTAATAATCGACTCCCTCTTGATTACGCAATGTGTAGCGGATACAATGTTGGCTTTTCATACTGGGAAACAACACGCTTGCCTGAAGACTGGGTAAGGCGTATGAACATGATGGATGAAATCTGGACAACATCATCATGGGCTAAAGATGTATTTACAAGTTCCGGAGTCAAAGTCCCCACTTATAATTTTGATCTCGGAGTAGATTCAAGATACTTCTTTCCTGTGAAGAGGACTCTTAAATCTCAACCGTTTACCTTCCTTAGCATCGGCTCTCCTTCTACCAGAAAGAACAGTCAGCTCGCTGTTGATGCGTTTGTAAAGCTCTTTGGCAAAGATGATAGGTTCAAGCTTCTTTACAAGAGCGTGGACTCTCCTGATGCCCGACTGTGGAATGATAGGGGTGAGCCTTCTGCTATCAAAAATCATCCAAATATTGAAGTCATTGAGAATGATGTTCCCATTGAAGAACTGGCTTTAATTTATGATCGTGCAGATTGCCTCATTTACCCTACAAGTGGTGAAGGTTGGGGCATGCTGCCTCTCCAAGCTATAGCGAAAGGTATTCCGACTATCTGCACCGATGCTACAGCTTGTACAGAATATGCCAGTATGTCAGTTCCTCTTGATTTCAAATGGGGAAAAAGTAAGATGTCCGGTATCTACGGTGAGTGTGGTGAATGGGCAGAGCCAAATTTCGATGATTTATGTGATAAAATGTTATATGTAATTTATAATTATGATGATGTTTCTAACTTCACATATAACAATGCAGTTACCAATCAAGATAAATGGTCTTGGGATACTGTTGCGAAAGGCTATTACGACAGATTATGTCAGATATTGAACCAGTAAAAGAGAAGACTTTATTCGATAAGATTAAGGATGTTGAAGATGCGGGGCTAATGCATGTCAAAGGTTACTCTAACCACGAGATAGCCTCTCTGATGTCAATCAAACCAGCCGAAGTCAAGGGTTATATTGAAGAATACAAGAAGATTCTCAATAGGAAAGCTGACGATGACCCCTACTTCCTAGAGCGTGTTCAGTTCAATACAATCAAAGCTCTTAAAGAGTTTGATGAACTAAGCAAAGAAGCTTGGGAGACAATCAACATTGCGACAGATCATGGGATGGTCGCAGCAAGGATTCAAGCCATTAAGCTTGCCGGAGAGCTTGCTACAAAGAAAGCTCAGCTTCATAAACTCATGGGTGGTAACAACTCCGATGCCGAGTATATCGGTAGAATGCAGAAGGCTGAGAATGTTAACCAGATTCTGTCCAGAGTCCTCCGAGATGTTATTGCAAAGTTTCCCGAAGTTGCGGAAGAGGTTCGTAAAGAACTTGCTATCGCATTTGAAATAATGGATGAGCCAAAGGAAGAGGAAGTCATTGATGTTGAATCTCACGAGCAATAAAAAAGCTCATATCAAGAGACCTTTTTTTGACCCATTACGGCTCATAATTAGAGACCTTTTTTTTGGGCTTTACCAATATCGTCATAATTTGAGAATGGCTTTTTTGCCCTTACGGGGGGTTTTTTATGTCTGATTATCTCGGCATCAACTTAAACTATGATGATTTTGATAAGTTACTTAAACAAGATGAACTTGTTGAAGTTCCTGTTTCTATAGAAACTTTTGTAACAGATAAAAAATATCTTGGACTACCTAGCCTATCACCTATTCAACTAGAAATCGTGCGCCATTCCACACAAATTTTAAAACTTCCAACACTGATAAAAATGTATGGTGAAGAAGCCGGTACGAAATGGTATGCCGATTATACAGATAATGAAGTCATTTGCATGTTAGGTAAAGGATCTGGAAAAGATCACTGTGCCAGAATATCAATGGCTTACACTGTTTATCTCTTACATTGTCTTAGAGACCCTCTGAACTATTATGGTAAAGCTAGAGGTGTCTATATTGACTTGTTAAACCTTGCTGTAAACGCTCAGCAAGCTCAGAGAGTGTTCTTTGAACCATTAAAGAACTTATTACTAGGTTCACCTTATTTTAACTCTGTAGGCTTTGAGCCAAGAGTATCTGAAATCTTTTTCTTTAGTAGACCAGTAAGATGTTTCTCTGGTCACTCAGAAAGTGAAGGATGGGAAGGCTATGAAGTAATGTCAATTATTTTGGATGAAATCTCAGCTTTCAAAACTGATGCTGAAACTAAAGGTGATCATAGATCAAAAGGTTCAGCTTCTGCTATTTATAACATGAGTAAATTATCTGTTATGTCTCGTTTCCCTGAAGTTGGTAAAGTTATTCTTCTATCTTTCCCCCGGTATAAAGGAGACTTTATTCAGCAGCGATTCTTTAACTCTAGAGAAAAGAATGAACCTAAAACTTGGTCAATCAAAGCTGCAACTTGGGAAGTAAACCCAACTATCTTTAGAGAACAATTAGAGTCTGAATATATTAGGAACCCAATTGAAGCCAGAGCTAGATTTGAATGTGAACCACCAACAATGGAAGATGCATATTTTAGAGATGCAGATTTGGTTAGAAAAGCTTTTATGTATAGTGAAAATCCCATAAACGAAGATGGTGAATTTAAAGATTGGTTTAATAATAAAGATGGTCATGTAAGGTTTATTCATATTGACCTTGGACTCAAACGAGATAGATCAGCTTTATCTATGGTTCATTGTGCCGGGTTTAAAGAAGTTAAAACATCAATGGGTGTTGAGACACTTCCTGTTGTGAATGTTGACTTAATACATTCATGGCAAGCTAAACCCGGAGAGGAAATTAACTTTTCGTCAGTAAGGCAAATGATTGTTGATCTATGTAGAAAATATGATGTTGGATTAGTTACATTTGACCGTTGGCAATCTGTTGAGATGATTCAAAGCTTAAAAGCTCAAGGTATTAATGCAAACTTCCACAGCGTTAAGAAAACCGATTATGATACCTTAATGACAACTATTTACGATACCAGACTAAGGGGTTATTGGATTGAATTACTTGTTGAAGAAGAACTTCTTAAGTTAAGACTATTCAATAACAATAAGATTGACCACCCGAACTCCGGGTCTAAAGATTTAGCCGATGCTCTTGCCGGTTCTGTTTTTAACTGTATTCAGAACATGGTTATGGACACAGAAGTTGATATTGAAATTATCGGCACAGATCGAGAATATGAATATGATGAAGATATGCCTGAATTTGGCTCAACTCATCTGTATAATGGTTCTACAAAAGAACTGTCATTGATGGATCAAAAAAGTTCCATTAGTGCAGACGATATAGAAGGATGGTTAGAAACCCTATGACAAATGAACACACACACGACTTCTCTCCAAGTTATGAAGAGTTGTTAAATGAATTGAGCATTATTAATTCAAGGTTAACTCTTGAGAATATTGCTCTCAAGATTACAATTTCAAAGATGCAGTCTCATTCTGAAGAACCCAAAACTGCTCATAGCAAGTAAAGGAAATGAGTCTGTTACCCATGTTTTTAGACAATAAATCATCTAATAAATAAATTTGAAAAAAAGACGATTCCGAGTTGCAAGCCGGGGTTGGGGCAGATACTATTTCTATTCCAAGGGCGTAAGCCATTCAATCAGAACAAATCAAATCAACCTAATAGGAGATCAAAATGTCAACATTCAACATCACAAAAGTAGATACCTTTCCAGAAATTACTCGTACAGGAAGAACATCTGCTGAACTTCAAATGATTATTGAAGCTCTTCATTCTTCAAATAAGAACGGTGAAAACTTCTCTATTCTTAACATTGAAGAAGGCAAGAAGTTTAACACAATGCAACAGCGTATTCGTGCTCAAGCAAAAAAGCTTGATTACAAGGTAATGATTCACTTTAGCCGTACAGAGTCTGCTCTTTACTTTAAAGTTATTCCTGCCGGTACAAAGAAGTCAGAAACTTCTGTTGCTACTAAAGAAGTGAAGTCTGTTAAGACCAATGCAAAGACCACTGTAAAGTCAAAAGCTTAATACAAAACTAATAATAAAACAAATTGTTTTTCCGCCCTTCGGGGCGGTTTTTTTGTGTATAATTACATCTATGACTACTTTTGAAGAACAAGAAATTGAAATTACCCATGAAATGATTGAATCTTGGCACCCGCTAATTGCTATGCCTTGTTATGATCAAATGATTACTGAACCAACATTTATGTCAATGATGAGAACAGCTATGATGTTTAAAGATATTGGTTTGAAATTCTCAATTGCAACAATCTCAGACTCTCTTATTAATAGGGCAAGAAACAATATGGTAGCTAAATTTTTAGCTCATCCGGAGTTTACTCATCTTATGTTTATTGATGTTGATCTTGGGTTTCAACCAGAGGATATCCTAAAGCTTTTGTGGCATGATAAGGAAATAGTTACTGGTTCTTACCCCATTAAAGATATCCTATGGGATAGGGTAGTTGAGAATGTAAACAAGGGAGTGCCATCAGAACAACTCCTTGAAAGAAGTTTAAGATTCGTTGTTAATGCAGTAAAAGACAAGGATAATACAAATGTTGCTGTTGAGAATGGTGCAATTGAAATCTATGATGCCGGGACAGGCTTTATGTTAATTAAAAGGTCAGTGTTTGAGAAGATGATTGATTCATACCCCGAGCTAAGATATCACGATGATACAGGTTCATTAGATGATGAAGAAAAGAAGTGGACTTATGCTTTCTTTAATTCATATGTAGACTCAGAGAAACAACGATTCTTATCTGAAGACTATGGATTCTGTAGATACTGGCAAGAAATCGGTGGTAAAGTTTGGGCTGATCCTTCCTTTAAGTTAACGCACTTAGGTCGCTTAAAGTATGAGGGAACAATGATTACATTCCTACAGGATAATATGGTTGACCCTCCATCGGAATCTAATCCGAAAACCTGATTTATTACAAAAGGCTTGAGCTGCCAAAAAATGTATACTAAAATTCGCTGAAAAGTAAATCTAAACAGTGGGGCGTTCAAACTTTATTAAATGATTTAATATCAAGCATTCCCGATCCTTGATCGCCGGCTTTAATAAACTATTTACAAAGAGCTTAACTATCACGATCTTCTCGATTTACTTTCTGGCGCACAATAAAAGTTTTTTCTAACATTTTCTTGGCCCATGTTTGATTTCATTATTTTTGGCGATACACTTTGTTCATAGTTTCCGAATAGTTTGAATATGAAATTTTATTCTTATGTTTATTCGTAACTATAAGTAAATATAAATAATTTATTATTGGAGGACTTTATGTCTAATCTAAATACAAAACCAGAGCAAAATGTAAAGTCAAAGTATGACCTTATTGTTGACCAATTGATGGGCATAGAAATATCAGATAATGATAATGATTATGGTTACATTTGTGAAATAGTTGCTGTTGTTACAAATTCCGAAATTTATTACAAATGCATTACTAATCTTGGTAAAGAATTCAATGCTAATGTTATTCTTCACGCTTTGCGTCAAGTTAGAATGAATCAGAATGTAATTGATAATGAGAACCGTGACGATAATGTTGAAGTTCTTCCTGTCGGTTATCCTGATGGTACAGCATATTCTAATGCTGTATTTGGTCCAAAGCGTAAGCGTAATCCTACTCCAATTATGAGCCAAGCTATCAACAATAATGCTAAGTTTGACAATGGTGAAGTTATTAGTATTACTTCACATACATCAACAGGTGATAGATTTCCTGAAGAATACCGTAATATTGATCAAATTCTTACCCCAGAACAAATCGTATCCCTAGAAAATAAGATTGCTGAAAACAAGGAGAATTCAAATGTCTAACGAAAAAGTAAACCTCAACTCAATTCAAAACAAAATTGTATCTCGTGGTCGAAATGGAGGAAAAAAGAAAACCAAATCTCTTTTTGATACTCCATTAGAAAACAGAACTTATTGGGGAAATGATGACGGTAGTAAACTCAAAGTTTCACTTGCTCGTAATGCTATTCGTAAAGATATGAAATTAGGAATTCTTTTTGATGTAGATTATGATGACCTTACTCGTGTTCTAAATAAAGAGTATAAACAAGAACTAATCAAATTTCAACTTGAATTGATGAAAGAATTAGTAATGGATCGTGAAATTATGATTGTAGAGATGGACAATCATAAATGGCAAATACAATGGTTAATCTAAATTAATCAATAAACAAAAACTAAACATTAGCAAGGCAATAGGTATTCCTATTGCCTTTTTTGTGTTTAAAAACAAATAGAAAGAATGGTGATAACCAATGTCCCAACAAAATACAAACTTAAAAACACACATTATTATGAAAACTTATCATGATTTAAATTATATTCTTAGTAAACAACTAAGCCGGATAGAAAAAGAAATCGAAAGATACTGTGATGATGAAGGTAAACATTATGGTGATGGTTTAGATGAAGTGTGCTGGGTCAGAGACTTAGTTATAACAGAACTCGATTCATTAGGCGAAAAGATAGAAAATCTTGCTTTTTGTATGGGAATGTCAAATGAATCATTTGATCATCTGTTAGATAAATATGCAATTGAAATATTAGATGGAATACAAACATACAATGAAGTTGGTGAGTATCTAAGTGAATTTGATTACTCAGATATAAACAAATCTTTTTTGGATAAGTTTAGTAAATTGTACGAAACGGAATAGGAGAAAATAATGGCAACTTGTAAAATCTGCAATAATGAATTTATTGAAGAAAGATATGAAGCTGGTTATGATTATTGCTTAGATGAAGTATGTAATCGAATTGGTCTTGATGAAAGAGAAAGAGAATTCCGGAAAGTTTATACTCCGGCATTATTGCATAAATGCAATTACTTTTGGATAAAGAAAAGCGAACTGCGAGACTTAAATGTTAGAGCAGACATGTTACAAACAGGAGATTAAACAATGGATTATGAAGAATTTACAAATTATCAATTGTCAATACACCCCGATTTTGTTTCATATCAATTGAAGGAAGACGAAATTAAAGTTTTCCTTTCTGCTGATTATGGAGTTAATTCAAAATCTGGAAATAAAACAATTGGAAAAGAAATTGTTAAAACAATTAATTCTTTTCATATCAAAAAAGATAGAGAATGTTTTTATGCACAAAGAGTTAAAGACTCTGCAATTAAAAACCTTAGTCAAAACAAAAGAGTAGGCAGTGCAATAAAAATGGGCATTGCTTCTAACTATGTACATCAAATGATGTTGTATCAGATTAGAACATTTTTGTTTTATAAAAAATTCCCTGAGTATTTGGAGGTCAAATAATGGAAATGGTTACAGTATGTCCTTGTTTTTCTTGTGGAAAACAAATTACTTATTTAACATTTGGAAAAAGTTCCTTAATGAGTCCAGAAGATGCAATTGAAGTCTTGATTGAAGGTGGTTATGGTTCCAAATTTGATCTTTCTCAAATGCTTATTTGGATTTGTGATGAATGCATTGAACAAAAAATGAAAGAAAGAGTCTTTATGATTAATGAAGATGTAACAAACGACTACACAATGGAGGATTAAAATGATAATAGCAAAAACAAGAGTATCTAGTGATACTGGAAAATATATGAAAAATTTACATTTTTCAAGTATGGAAAGTGCAAAAGCTTGGTCAATTGAAAATATTGGCAAAAAAACAAACGATTCTGAAATTGTAGAGTTTATTTCAATTACAGATTATGAAACAATGGAAACAGAGCAATACGAAATGAAAGAAGAAAACAATGATTGATGAAATCCCAGAGGAATATCTTATGAAAGATACTCCATACGCAACAAGAAATCAAAATGGTGTCGTTACCTTTTTTGATACGGTAGAAGAAGCAATTGCTGATTTTATTGGATATGAAGGATATCGATTAGACATTGAAGTTAATGGTATAGTTGTTTTTATCTACAGAGATGAATTACCACTTATGTCAAAAGCTCAACCCGGATCTTTAGCATATGATAATCCCTCAAAGAGGGTTTCATATGAAGCTAAAGTAGTAGTAGAAAGAAAGTAATATGAACAATATTAAAAGAACAGATGAAGCAAACGCAAGTGGTACTTGTTTACAAGGCTATGTAATAGCCACATATGAAGAATTAGTGAAAACATTTGGTGAACCTGATTATGGACCTAATTCTGTTGATGGAGATAAAACAACTTGTGAATGGGTGTTGGAATATAACGAAAGCAAATACTGCACCATTTATGATTGGAAATTAGGAGAAACTCCATTTTTCAAATATGAATGGCACATTGGTGGAACTGAAACTGAATGTGTTGAAGTATTGCAAAATGCTATTGAAGAAATGAGAAAACAATAATGAAAGACAAACCCAAGTATCAATGGATATTACATCATACTAGATCAACTGATAGAGTATTTTTTGGTCCATTTGATAGTTATGAAGAACTAGATCTATTTTATGGAACTATTGCAAATGCAGAACGAATTCACTGTTTTGTAGAATTGTTAATTAATCCATTTGTAGCGTCATATGATGAATGGTGGTATAACCCATATGATGAACTCCAAAAGAAAAACCCCGAATTATTTAATAGAAAGAAAGAAGAAGCAAATGTCAACTGATATTTATGATTTTACAACTGAACACGAAAAAGCACTATTTTCAATTACAAAACATTGTTCTTGGTGTAACAATTGGATTGTTATTAATATGACATATCGCCAACATGAAGCTTATGTTGAAAAAACAGCATATGTCCAAGATATTTTTCCGCATATTCCAAAAGAAGAGCGTGAAATGTTGATTAGTGGAACGCATCCTAAATGTTGGAATGAAATGTTCGTAGAAATTGATGAAGATGAAGAAGAGGAAATTGATTCTTATGTTGGAAATGAATGAAAATCTTAGGTTCACAAATGAGTTTGAAATAGATATTCATAAAAAAATATCTAATATGAAATCCGGAGGATGCTTATCAATTGAAACTGTTGCTAAAACAGAAGCAGAAAGAAAAGCTCTTAGAAAAGTAATTGAAAAGTCAGCCAAATATAATTGTATGGTTTTAAGATTGCATTGGTTAAAAGATAAAAACATTGTTAAAGTAACACACGAAATATAAAGGAAAATTATGACCCCAGAAAACAAATTAGAAGAGTACATCGAGAATCTTTGGTTAAAAGATGGTTTGATTAAATTCCCCAAAAGAGAAGAAATTGAAGAATATGATGAAAGCCTTGACTTATCAATTAATATTGATTGGTTCTTATGGGAAAAGGAAATGCACTCATGAAGACATTTAATTATGAATGTAAATCTTGTGGTGAGTTATATCACGAAAAGACAGAGACTGGATATTGCATAATTTGCGAAGGAAGTTTAGTTGAAGTCAATTCACTTGATTATGACGAAGAATATGATAATGATAAAGATTGGAATGGAAGGTATATCTAATGAGAGAATATATGGAAATTGGCTCAACGCCATATGATGAGCCTTGTGCTCAAGTTGGTTCAGATGATTACAAAAATCGTGCTGAAAAAGAAATGGATACTTATATCAGTCTATTGGAAAGGTTATTTCCAGAAGCTTTAAGTAATAATATCAACTTCAAGAAAAAATGGTTTCAACATGATTTTGGAACATATGGTGAAGTTTGTATGTATTGGAATACAGAGAATGAAGAAGCTAATATCTGTGTTTATGATATTGAAAAAAGATTACCCGAAAGATGGGACAAAGTAGCAATGGAAGAATTAGGAGTACTAAATGATTAAGGTATTTAGTATTGCAATTATATTTTTGATTGTAGTACCAATAGTATTCATTGGATTAGCAATGATGATTAATGAAGCAACAGATGAAAGGACATCTAAATGAATAAGGAAAGAATGTTAAAACTGGCAGACTACATTGAAAGTCTTCCAGAACACAAATTTGAAATGCAATATTGGCTTTCTACAAAAATAGAACAAGGCATGTGGAATGGTAAACCTTATTGGTCAACTGATTCTTATCCTATTATTCATAATAGTGAACAGAATACTAAAACACTAGAACCTTTAGATTGTGGAACTGCTTGTTGTATTGCTGGATGGGCAACTGCAATGAAAGATAATTTTAAACCCATTGCTCTTCTTCAAGGTGGAAAGTCAATTGAAGATAGAGCATTAGAGTGGTTAGATCTAACCGGAATGGAAGGGCGAAATCTTTTCTTAACAAGTATCGATACTGTGTGGACAGATTATTTTGATAAATTTGGTTTTGAACTTGATGAATATGAAGATTGCTATAAGAATATAACAAATATAGCTGCAGCGTATGTTATTAGAGATGTTGCTAATGGAGTTATTGATATTGATAGAGAATTTGATTTTGAAGAAGCAAAATACCTCCTTCAAGAATTAGGACACTATGAATATGAATGATACTTTTGTATATTCGGAAAACCTTGTTCGTTGTGCAACTGATGCCTTAACCAAACCAGAAGATTTTGGTTATTGGGGTCCAGAAGATACTTTTGTAACTTGGGGTTTTTGTGGAATTGATAAAACAAGAGATTCTAGTATTATGGATATCTCAAACTTTGAAACAATTTCTCAAGAACTAATAGATGATTATCCGGATGATTTTAGAATTGAAAACTATAGCCATTGGGCTTGTGGTTCAATTGACCGTTTGATTTGTCGTATTCTAAAGCAAGAAGCCAATGTTGAGTTAGACAATATTACAGATGCTTTTAAAAAAGCTATGTCTTGTAAAGATAAACTAAGCGATTACCCTGTTTATGATGAAGAGGATTATCACAATAGATTATATAAGGAAGCAATTGGTTGCCTTTATGATTTGCCAGATTATCTAGAAAACATGATCGACACTAATGTTCCAAATTATGGTGAAGATATCTACTATGAATTGACAGCAAATATGAACATTGAATTCGATGTAGATGGTGAACAATATCCAAAGGATGATGATATTAAGTATGCCGTTTATAGTTTGCAATATTGGAACGATGAAGCAACTGAAGAATGGAATGAATGGACAGACCAAAACGGTATGGAAAGAATTTCTACAAGAAAAGAAAACCCTAATCAATTAAAACTATTTGAGGATTAATGAACGAAATACAAATAAAAGAAGTAAGAACGGAATTACACCGTGTCTTAGAAAATATGGATATACCAAAGATGAGGTTTGATGATTTGGGTTGGCTAACCCGGAACATTGGAATTAATAATTCAAATCATCCGAACTTTATCCTAGCAACTTGGTTAATAGAAAAGCTTAAGGAGAGCAGAAAATGAACAAGTGTCCTCAATGTAGATTAGAAAATCTAACATTTATTGACAGTCATGAAAATGTAATATGTGAAAATCCAGAAGATAAAGCATTTCTTTCTGATTGGGAACAGTATGAATGTCAAAATTGTAATCTCATTTTTGATGTTCAAGATGGAATTATTGAAGTAAAAGAAATCATTGGTATAAATCATTATGCATTTAGATATAAATTAACAACAAATTGGGAGAAGGTTTATAATGAACTTGGAATATGAAAACAAAGAGCGTGAGCTAACACATGAAGAATTGGAAATGGAAGCCGATGCAGCATTGGATATTGAATACCAAGCTCATCTTAAAGGTATTTCGGTTCAAGACTACATGGATTTAATGACATTAAGACTTAATCAAGTCCATCAGGCAATTGATGATGATTATGAAATTGGTGATGAATATGATTGGGATAGATCAGATAGAAGCCAATATTGTAAGCATGGTAAATTCATTGGTTCTTGGTGGGGACCAGACATTCTTTGTGGTTATTGTGAAGCCGGAGAGTAAACATTCAATTTTAGCGCATACTAAAATTCACCAAAAAATAAAGATAAATCAACGGGCGTAAGTCTAAAAGGAAAGATAAATGGAAAACCAAAATAGCGCACTATTTAGTGCATCAATGGTATTGACAGCATATGTCGATGAAAATGGAAATGTTAAATATGTAAAGTCATCTTGGGATGAACTTTTCGAGAAAGAGAAAGAAGAAGAAAATGCCTAACTGGTGTATGAACACATTAGAAATACAAGGTCCACCTGAAGATGTGGATAAATTCATGGAAAAGATTAAATCTGTTAAACAAGATGAACTTAGTCTTTTTAATGCACTTATTCCAATGCCAACTGAATACAGTGATGAACCAGCAAGTATGACCAAAGAAGAAAAAGATTGGTCAGATAATGAAAAGCTTTGCTTTGAAAAATATGGTCATAAAGATTGGTATTCTTGGTGTAATGCTAATTGGGGAGTTAAATGGGATATTAGCGATGGCTGTATTCTTAGTGATGAACTTGTTACAAAATATAATTACGATAAGAAAGTAGCTGAAGAAACGGGCGAGAAACTTGTTGTAATGGAATACTCAACTCCTTGGGGTCCGGGTGATGAAAGTTTAGCTGAAGCTTTTTGTCGAGATGAATATAAAACACTTTCTTTTCATATTTATTATGAAGAAGGTGGAATGGGATTTCACGGTGCTTTGACAGTACATAATGGTGAAATTATATATCAGGAATCTGCTGATATGAGTAATATAAGAAAATGCCTAGAAGATTCTCTAGGCTGGATTTAACAACAAAACAACAATAAAAGGAAAAACAATAATGGAAACAGCACAAGAAAAACTAGAAGCAATCTTTAATTTGCTTTATGGAAAAGATGATACAAAAGAAGCAATTGCTTATGGTATTACAAAAGATAAGGACAACAATCTTATTAGCAAGATTATAACCAAAGGAGAGGATATTTACGAAATGATTGATACTCTACACCAAGATAAAACATATCTAGTAAATGATTTTGTATCCGTTAGAACAACTGGTTGGGCAGCCCCATTAGGTGCTAATGGTGAAGTTGAAGGTGCGCCAAGTCAACACCCAAATCGTAGGCGTGTATGTTTGTTTGTAAGTTTAGATATTCTAAACAAAGAAGTAATCGGAAGCTGTCTTAAATTTGACGATGATGAAGAAGTTATTTATGATTTCAATCAAGCAACTGGTTCATTGGCATTGGCATTGGAAAGTCTGGTTGAATAATGGGTCTAGATAATATGCCAAATGTTTATCCTTGCGTAAAGGAAAAAACAGCCATTCTAGATGATGGAAGAATTGATTGTGAAGCAACTCAAAAAGCCAATCAATGTCCATATAAAAGAGAAAAAGAAAGTGATCCATTAACTAAAGACATGCGTTCAATATATGGAATGTTTGGAACTGATTGTTGGTATAGAGGAAAGTATGGTAATAACTTACTTTCTAAAATGAGAAATCATAATCCGGAATTCCCATACGATGAAGATGGATTTTATGGAGATATTGATTATAATGAAGAAAAACAGGGAGGTATATCAGAAGATGAATGCCAAACTATGTCAGAAGTTATGGTTAATTTTACTGAATCATGGATTCACTATGTAGATACAAAAGGTGCTACTGAAATGGTAGAAGAAAGAGAAAACTTAATTAACGACTGGCTTTATGCAGCGTGGTGGTTAAAGTTTGTAGGAAATTATGGCGAAGGCTCAGGAGTTTGGTACTAAATAAATGTTCAGTATGGATGATTTTGATAATATACAAAAACCTAGTGAAAGAAAGGAGGCTCCAGATTATATGATTGAAGACCAAGATTTTCTAAACCATATGATGACGATTACGAGAATCATCAAAGAAACTGATTTTGATAATCACGAAAGTCGTGCATCTTTTATTATGCATATGATCAATATGTCAATTGATAACCCTAATGAAATCCACGAGAAATCGTTAGATGTTGTTAGTGCATTATGTTCTCATATTTGTATGATGATGATGACAATCAATGGTGAAAAAGAAATGTATTTATCCGGTTATGATAATTCAGTTATTAAACCAATGATAGATGATGGTCCAAATATTCCAATCTGGGATAATTAATATGTCAACAATTACAATTAATTGGTTAGATGAAGCTGCTTGTTTAGGACAAGGAGCACATTTATTCTATGCCGATACTGTTTATACAGCAGAAACAAAAAAGATCATAGCCAAAGCAAAAACATTTTGTAAAAGCTGTCCTGTTGTTGCTGATTGCTTACAGTATTCGATTAACAATGATGAAAGGTTTGGGGTTTGGGGTTCTTTTTCTTCTAAAGAAAGAGCATCAATCCGAAATCATTTGAAAACCAATGAAATAACAAAAGCACAAGCAGAAGCAATGGTTAATAAAACAGTATTGCAAGTAAAAGATGCATTCAAAAATACAATATTCGTGGAGGGTAATAATGCCTGATGATATGAATCTTAATTTTGAAGGTAAAATAACAAACAAGGATGTACGGGATATATTACATGTTCCGGTATTCGTAACTAAATCAATAGACAATAAACAAACAGATAAACAAAAGAAAGAAGAAGGAAATGAGTAGTCCAACTTGTTCAGAAAGGATTGCAAAGCAAATGCAATCTATGAATGAAACATTAGAGGAGCTTTATGATAAGATAAATCAATTTGAAGACCCAGAACTGAATGAAGAGGGGTTGGAAGAATATATTAATCTTCCTTTATCAATTGAAACATTCAAAATAATCAAAGTCCTATTCTCAACTGGAGGTCCAGCAGATTGGATTGAAATTAAAGTTGATGAAGATGATGGAGAAGTTATTGATGTTGAATATCATTTCTCAGATTGGTTTGACCACGCACAGGTTAAAGTAGAAAAAAATAGTTATCTTTGGCAATACGCTGAAGAACGAGCAGAATTAGAAAGAAATTAAAGGAAAATAAAATGGAAAATATAAATGTAACAATGGGAATAGATGATGAAGCTATCGAAAAGCTTGCTCAAAAAGTAGTTGGAAGTATTGATATTCAAGATCATATTGATATGTCTGAGATTATTGATAATCGTATTGAAACATATGATTTTGATGGAATCATTGACCAATGGATTGATTATAACTTAGATTTTGATAGTAAAGTATCTAATGCATTACCCGATGCTCTTTCAGATATTAATTTTAAAGACTACATCGATACTGACGATTTTGAAATTGATGCTGAAAGTGAAGCCAGAAGCCTTCTTGAAAACTATAGCCCATTAGCAAGTTGTAGCACTGGTCAAGCTTTTACTGGCGCAATTGAAGATGCTATTCGCTATCTTTTGTTAAAAGATAATGATTTTGTTGCACATATTGCAAAAGCATTGGAAAGGCTTGAAAAGAAAAAAATGGCTGAAGAAATCAGAGAGTCTGTTATTGAAGAACTCAAACCCCTTATGTTTGATACATTCAAAGCTGATCTTGAGCGTTATGCAGCCCATGTTGAATATGAAAAAGCTCAACAAATTATTACACAGACTAATGCTGTTGTTATCCCAGAAGTTACACCGTGGACTCGTGAAAACGATATCGGTTACTAAACAAAAAGACAAATCAGAGGGGGGAAGCAATTCCCCCCTCTTTCTACAAAGGAAATTAAAATGTTAAAAGATTATATTGTAATCTCAAATAAAGCTGAAACCGTAAGTCGTATCTCTTTAGAAAAGCTAGGTTTTTCTACTAAGAGGAATGACGCTAAGACTATTGGTCAATTTGGTTCTGGAATTAAATATGCACCAATTGCTGCACTAAGGAATGGACTTGAATGGTTCTTTACCGGAAATGATAATAATGGTCCATTCACTCTTGAATACATTGTTCAAGAAGAAGATGGGGTTGAGTGTATTGCTTATAAGTATGGAGATCAAATTAAATCATCTTCTTTTACTCTTGAAGCAGGAGTAATGTCTTGGGAAGACCCATTCCAAATTTTACGCGAACCCATTGCTAATGCAATGGATGGAGCAACAGTAAATGAGGATGGATGGTATAACATTTTTGTTATTACTGTTGATACAGATGATCCGGAATCAATGAAAAAACTTGAGCCTCGTGAAGGTATATTCTCTGTTTATATTACAGCATCTCCTAGTCTAATGAAGATTGTTAATGATTATGATGCATACTTTTCTGTAAAGCGTGAAGTGTTGTTTGATAATTATTTTGGCAAGCTTCTCGATAAGTTTGATAATACATCTAGATTTTATACACTAAATGTTCTTGTAAAGCATGATGAAACAAGTAATTCCATTTTTGATTATCAGTTTGATAGTCTTGAACTAAATGAAGAGCGAAGTGTTAAATCATTATGGGATCTTGACTATAATGTATCCAAAATGATTTGCAGTGTCACTAATCCAGATATTGCTGAAGAATATATTTCTGAGTTTGTGGGAGCTAAAGCAGAAGATAGTGGTATTTGGGAACTGAATCGTTTGGCTAATCAAAACTTCAAATATCACGGAAGCGATGTCTCTCACGAAGTTTGGCAGAAAACTTGGAATAATCTTTATACCGAAAAAGCTGTGATGCTTAATGGTGATCAAAATTCAGATTCTCTTCGTTTGGCTGTTATTAGTCGTGGATATCAACCAATTGTTGTAGCTAATAAAACAGCTTACAATATTTTATCATCAATGGAAATCAAATCTCTTTTTGACATCTTGGGTGAACAAGTTGATTATGAAATTGATGACGATATTAGTGGATATCCTCGTTTGCTTGAAGCAATTGAAATTGCATCATCTTTTGAGACCGGAATCATTCCCCTACAGAATGAAATTGGCGTGTTTGAAAGTAAAAAAGAAGGTGTAATGGGAATGTGTGTGAGTATTGGTGATAACAAAAAGCGTATTGTCATTGAGAAATATCACGCCAAGAATGGAACAATTCAGGAACTTGTTGGCACACTGATTCATGAATTTGATCATTACAGCACTAATGTTGGTGATTCAGCCGATATGATTGGCAGAGAATTTAGGAATATTGCAGATACAAGAATTGGTGGATTGATGGTTGAACATTACAAACAAAACATCCTTGAAAAGAAGTTTGGTGGTGCCTATATTGCCATCAGTAAAATGTCTTCAGTATCCAACCTTAACTATAATTCAGAGTATTCTGAAATTCTTGGCAAAACAATCCTTGGTATTGGAGGATTGAGTTTCATTATTGAATGTAGCAAATCAGCGATTGAGAAATCAGGAACTTGCTTCATTGATAAATCAGGTCAATACCTGTATGTTCCTATTAACGGAGAATTCGAAATCATAAAGGAGATTTTGTAATGGATAAATTAACTTGGGCTATTTGTATCATATTGGTATTTGTTGCTTTCCCAGTATTAGCAGTTATTACGCTAGGCTTTGTCTTTGCTTTAATGTTAGGTGGAAGTATTAAGTAATGCCTAAATTTGAAAACTATTTTATTGTTGAATATCGTTATCCTGTAAAAGTAGAAGATGTATCTACTGTTCAGGAAGCGATGTCTAAAGCCAATAGGATTTGTGAAAGAGTATTCGGGTTTAAACCTGATAACTGGTTTGCAAGAATCTTTGAATATTCAACAAGGCAAAAAGATCCCGGACTAGTGAAAGAATATTTTTACAATCCAAACTCACTAACTTATAGAGAGATTACAAAGAATTTTGGATACTTTTCACAACTATTAGCTGACGGTAAAACGCCAGATGATGTTATGAATTATGAAGAAGTATTTGGTCGTCTTGAATCTGATGGTGAAGTTAAAATTATTTATAAGGAAGAAAAAGATGGTGAAGGATAGAATAGTCCTTTGCGCTGGTTGTTCAGAAAGATTTGGCTCGAATAAAACTGAGGTTTATCGTAGAAAGCGATGCTGTGGAAATCAAAAATGTATTCAAGTAATTGATCAAAAAGTAACCAATGCAAATTACAAAAGACAACAGAAGAAAATTAAGAATGGTAAATTCCGACACGGGGTTCCAATTGAATTAAAGCAAAAAGTATATGAGAGAGATGGGAATAGCTGCAAGTTATGCCTGAATCTTATTAAAGAAAAAGAAAGAGAGGTTCATCACATTATTCCTGTATCTGAAAATGGTGCAGATGATTTGAAAAACCTAATCTTATTATGTAATAATTGTCACACAACAGTTCACAAGAAAGGACACAACAATTACTATGGCAAATTTAACACCTATATTGGAAACTTGGAAAAGATATCTTGATGATAATGATTTCTATAAGTGGTGCGAGTCAATCGTATTTCTATTAGAGATTTTCTCAACAGATTTTGAATTCAAAGCTACACTTATTGATGAGGCTAATAAAATTTTCTTATTGAAACTTGATAATGACGCTAAATCAGATGTATTTTTCTACCTCTTAGGTAAAATGAGATAATCATACGAATAGGTGATAAAATTGAATAGGTACAAAAAATGAGAATTGACCCTTTTAAAGAACACAAAGATAACCTATTCACAGACTTTGCTTTACAAATATTTAATGCACATGTATCAGATAACAGTCAAGATAATCTATCTCAATTGATGGACTCTTACCAATCAGAAGCAATGGATAATCCAGCATTTATGCCGGGAGTTATCTTTGGTTCAATGGTTCATATGTTTATGATGATAGTTCTGTTATCAGAAGAAAGAGGTATTGAAAAAGAAGAGATGATTAAAGAATATGTAGATTATTACAACATCAACAGGGTTAAGTTAGCCAAGATGTTAGGTAATAGACCAGAATATGCGAATAAACTTATTCGTGAAATGTTTAAAGATCCAGAATAATAGAAAGATAAAATAAAATGGGATACTATATCGGAACAGAAGATGTAAATATCTTCCTAGACAAAGAACACTTTGATGATGTTTATAAAAGAATGTGCGAAATCAATGACTATGATGACCTAAAGCGTGGAGGTTCTTATGGTGGAGATGAAAAGCAAGTAGAAGGTCAAAGATATAATAGCAAGAAATGGTTTTCATGGATGGCTTATGATTATCCTGAAACCTGTCCAGATATGAAATCAATTTTTGATGCATTGGGATTTGAATTAGAGTTTGATGAAAATGGTAACTTAGTTGGTCTTGGTTATTGGGATAAAGCTGGATCAGAAGATTATTTCTTATCTTGCTTTGCCGGTTATGTTAAAGACGGAAGCTATATCCAATGGAAAGGTGAAGAGGCTGAAGATTATTACAGATATCTTTTCAAGGATGGTAAGATGATTTATCAAAGAGCAGAGATGATTCTTAAATACTCAGATGAGAATTCTGAGACTTACGAATTTGGTAAACCATGCTCATCAGATGTGGCAATGATAGAGTGGTCCAGAAAAAGACAAGAAGAATCAGAAAAAGCTAAAGCCCTTGCTGCGTCTGAAGATAACTAACAAGATTGTGCCTGTTATTACCTATAAGGTATAATAGATAGATTACTTTTAAGGAGGTGATGTAGATTGACATATAATTTGTGGAACAAGTAGCATTATAAAATTTGCAGTAATCTTGTTTCGCAACCTTAGCAATACGCTAATACGGGTAATTGATGTGTTTGTAGATACAATCAATTTCCCGTAAAACCAAAAGTTTTAAGGAGCGAAAATGAAAACTAAAAATAAAATAAAAAACATGTTGTTATGTGCAACATTAATTACAGGAATTGTTGCAACTAATGCCTCGGCAAAAGTTAATACAGTTCCTACGGAAATACCTCAACTAACTTTCAGTGAACTTGGAAAGCCAAGAGCTTTGGATATATATTGGCATAGAATGGCTCAATGTGAAACCGGAGGCGATTGGAAAGATAAAGGTCAATGGTCAGGTGGTTTAGGTATTTATAAACAAACTTGGAGTGGATATGGTGGAAAAGAATTCGCATCCAAACCAGAACTTGCAACAATAGATGAACAAATTATTGTTGCAAACAGAATCTCAACTCAGGGATATCAAACCAAAAATGAGTTCAGAACATTTGAAGATAGACAAAAGAATAGACCTTTCTTTAGACAACCAGTTGGCTTTGGAGGCTGGGGTTGTAAAAAGAATGTTGGAAATCCTGTGTTGTTTAAAAAATTCCCTGCAAAAACAATTCTTCGCAAATATCATCTTGGCGAAAGAAGTAAGTATGTATTTGGTATACAAAAACTTATTGGCGTTAAGTTTGTAGATGGTTACTTTGGACCATATACAGATTCTGTTTACAATAAGTTTATGAGCAAATACAGGAAATATCTCATTGCTGAATACGAGAAATATAAACATCTCTCATAAGTAGGCGATAAGTAACGGTTGATTGATACCGTAAAACCTCATACCTGACATATGTGTGAATAAAATCAATCAATATGTCATTCAGCTTCTATAGTTAAATGGATATAACTACGGACTTCTAATCCGTTATTTTAGGTTCGAATCCTAATGGAAGCACTAAGAGATTAAGCATAGGTCGTTACTGGATATTCCTTCCTATGCTTAATCTCTTTTTCTATACCCAAAAACAAATAAAGAAAGGCACATAGATTTGAGCGCATACTCAATTTATCCGAAAAGTAAACCTAAACAAGATGGCGTCA